TTGATGGCGTCCACTTTTCTGATATTGGTTTATTACAAACCTCGACCGGAACCCGGTGCGTTTGTTCTGTCCAGGAGTTACGCACGCTTGCGCGATAAACCAGCGTTGCGACGTCCGTCGCTTTGCCATGTACCCGGTAGGTTTCGCGAACCCAAATACGATCGCCCGGTTGACCATATGGACAATGCTTGGCAAGCAACTCTGCGGCCACTGCCCGTCCATAGAATTTTTCTTCAACAATCCTGCGAGTCTGTGTTTTATTCCCGCCAAGAATTGCCCGGACCATCTCATCGTTAAAAATCATGCCGCGCTCTTTCACTTCGCCTTTCATGCATCCCCCTTACCCATGTGCGACGATGCCGCCAAAAGTGATAGAGAACAGCCAGAAATAGATCGCGGCCATAATGATTTTGAATGCCGTGTTCATATTTTCAGCTCCTGTGATTGATTGGATACATGCCGCGCCTTGCGGCATGTTTTTATTTTCACTTTCTCTGTTTTATAAATCAATATTTATTAGAGCAATTATTGTTGATGGAGAAGCGCGTTATCATACTCCCTGACCATTAACGTAAGCACGCCGTGCCTCCTGAAAACACGCGCCACTTCAATCTTATCTTCCAGCGCGAACGCGATTTTACTTAGACCAATTTTCTTAAGGAGATCAATCTTTGCTGGGCCGTCATTTCTGTCATCGGTGGCAGGACGCATAGATAGCAAAGGCTCAGCCCCGTTTGTTACGTACTTCCGCAGCCAGGCTAGTGTTTTATCCCTTGCGATCTCACAGCGCCCGGTTACAAACCAGACCGTGTAAACGTTAAATAACTGGCGCACCATATCAATAACTGGAGTGATGGGAGTATCGGTGTCACAGGCGAGATTAAACTCGTTCCAGTCCTTTGTTAATGCACCTTTACCTGGTGGCGGAAGCAAATGCAGTCTGTCTTCAGTTGCCTCTGATATTGTTCCATCAATATCAACTATGACGATATACGGACGTTCCTGGTGTGCGTGTTTATTGAAAATACTCAAATGCCCTCCTCATTGGACGAAAAAAATGCTGGTGGGCGCACTCCACCAGCATTAAAAGTGACACTGTAACTGTCAGCGAACGTAAATAGTGCCGCCGTTCTCTTTTTCCCATGCATCGCTACGTGCATAGCAAACATCGAGAAGTCTTCTTGCCGCTGTTTCCTCTAAACCCAATTCGACAACCAACTGCTCATGACGGCGGGTAACCACATCAAACAGGGTATGCAGCCCTTTAGCTGCCAGATCATCAATAAATTCCGGTTCGAACGGCAGCTCTGCATCTGCCAACATAACCTCTTGCGCCCACTCGACACGGCGGACCAGTTCCGGGCGGCGGCTTTCCATCTCTTTACAGATCAATTCATGGAAGAACTCTACCCAACCTTCCGGCTGGAACTCGCGGAAAATGGCCAGCGGCTGGAAGTTTGGCATCAACCATTCGTTGATTCGGATATCAATGGCATAGCCCATGTCGCAGCAGAACTGATAAGCAAAGTCCAGCTTAGAAACGATATAAGGACGCTCGTTATTGAACTCTTTAGGCGATGAGATCCCATAAGCCAGGAGGCGCGGGAAGAAGGAGATTTGCCCTAACGTCGGATGAAGTTTGCTTGCAGGGAAACGGCGCTCAGTAATGCCATACATTTCCTTCTTGAGCGTCGCAAATTTGGCATTCTCATTAACCAGCGCGGTAACCTCTGCTTTTTTATTAGCAAATGCCACGCGCGCTTCGCTTGCATCTTTAATAGTTTTTTTGAGCTGTTGGTTAAGGTCGGCGACCTGCTTACGCAGTTCCTGTCGCTCGCTTTTAGCTTTGTTATAGCGTTTCTCAAGGTTAAAAGGATCAAGTTTCATGATCTCTTTATATTGAGATTTTAGCGTTGAAATCTGTGAGTTCCGCAGTTCAACCGTCGCGGTCATTTCATTGAGTTTTGTTTCCAGCTCAATGCTTATACGTTCGGCATTATCAGCACGCTGGTTGGCGTCATGCGTCGCATCGTCGATCGCGTCCTGTTGCTGGCGTTTCAAATGTTCAATTTGCAGCTGAAACTCTTCAATTTCTTTACCCTTCAGACCGAGATCCAACTGCATATTTTCAGCTGCATCTACCAGGGAGTTATGGCTATCAGCTTCTGCGTTATAAACATCAATAAGCTGTGCGTGAAGCATCTCCGCTGACTGAACCGCATTATCAAAAAAACGTGCTGTGAGGTCATCACAACTAACGCGGCGTTGCGCGGCCCGGATGTTCTGGATAATGGCCGGGATACCGGCATTCAGGACATCAGGGATAGATACATTTTCGATTGATTGGTTTTGTGCTGAAGTGCTCATTTCAAAGTTCCGTATTAGCTTGTGCTTCGGTCATTTTTCCTAAGTATGAAGGAGGAAGGACTACGCAATTTGTATCCAGTCCCTCACCTATGGCAGCCTGTAAAATTCTGGCTAAGGTGAGTCTCTTGTTGCGATACCTGGTGATGACATGCCTGATACCGCCGGTCGGCGTAACAAAGGCGATCAGCCAGTAGTGATATTTCCGTCGGAATGGCCACATAGTGCACCTTGTAGATTGCTCTAATAAAAAACGTGATGAGTGTACATCACGTTTTAAAAATATGGAATTATTAGAGCAATATTATTCTGATTCTCGCTCAAAAAATGAGCTGATAAGGGGAAGCCAATCCTCTGACACTTCGCGAGGTCGCGGTTTGCCGTGGAAAAAGATTATTCGGCAGTCTTTTGGTAATGCCCCATTCCCCCTGGAGTAACGCGCGCTCGCATATTTTGAACCAGGTTCCACAACATCGGCCTTGTAACTTACAAACCATCCTGGATACAGATCCTGAAATGCTGGTGTATCATCGCCCATAACCTTTCGTAAGAACCCCTGGTCACCCCAGCACTCAGTAGTGACACAACGAGAAATCCAACCTTCCGGATCTTGCCAGAATGAACTCCAGATATGCGCTTTAACACTATTTGGTATCCACAGGGCACCGCTGCCACGATATTGTGGATGGTAAAAATCCCTAAGCATGGTGAAGCTGGTTGGTGGATGCTCTAGGATTGGGCGTATATCACCGGCAATAACCGTGTCCAAATCCAGATAGAACAGATCATCGGTTATATCCGGTCGGAACAACTCGATTTTCGCCCACCAGCCACGGCACTTTTGCCACTGGTTGATCAATGGGACAACTTTGACGCCAGGTACATGTAAACGCTTCAGGTCTGTCAGGCAAATAATTTCATAGCCTTTTGGCAGTTGATTAACCAGCCACTGCACATCGGAAGCGTTATAGTCACCACCAGAGCGAAAAACTAAAGCAATCTTCATGCTGCACCATCACCTTTCACTTTCATCAATGTCAGGTTTCCGCAAAATACGGCACCAGTGTCGATATACTGCTGATTCCAGAATGTCTTCGGGCTTTTCACCGGAGTGTGGCCAAAGATAAAACGATCTGCGCCCGAAATTTCGCCACCAATATCATCCATCGAATCACTGATACGCTCGCGCGCCCAGACAACGTTGAAAAGCGGTACCTCCTTACCGAATTGGTATTCATTATCCGGATAGTCGGCATGGGCTATAACGATAGTTTCTTGCCCGGTGTTCAACTCAATGATATAGGGCAGACGCTTTACCAGCTCCACCAGCGCCCAGGCTAATATTTCCTGATCAGTGTCCAGCATGAAGAACCATTGTCCGCCATTCATTAGCCAGTTATTCACGTTGCCATCTGGACTTAACGCATCAATCATCAGCCGCTCATGGTTCCCCATCACTGCCCTGAACCAGGGCATCTGCAATAGTTCCAGACATTCGACATTTTCAGTACCGCGATCGATAAGGTCGCCGACCGATATCAGTAAATCCTGCGCCGGGTCAAAATCCACACGATGGAGTTCGGACATCAGTCTGGTGTAGCAACCATGCAGATCACCAACAACCCAGACATTCCTGTATTTGGTACCGTCGATACGGTGATAAATTGTGGGTGCCATCATGTATTCTTCAGCCATTCTTTAAGAGTCATCTGCGGAATACCTCCCATTTTCCCGCATGAAACAACGTCAATCTGTTCACGCGCAGACTGGAATAACAAAGGCAGGTGACTTAGATTTTTTGGCGTGCCGCCGGAGTGAACGCGTGGTTCTTGTGTAGCGTCAACGCCCACCAGGGCGACATGTTTGAATCCGATATGGAAAGCCAGGTTCAGAGCGCCATATGCACTATTGCCGCTGGCAATTTCATTCTCATCTTCGCAAAGTCCGAAATGTGCGGACCAGCGCCACGCCCACCACTCGGGAGAATTCGTATTTTTTGGCTCCATGCCACGTTCAGCCACACGACGGAAGCACAGAACGCCGTCTCTGACTTCACGTTCTTTAACATCGGGTAGTGCCATGCAATAACAAACACCACGGCGACGGCGGCCACGACCAACGCGCCGCATATTGTCTGGCGATGGATCAAGTGTGAAAAAATAAGAAGCGCGGTTCAGCCAGTCGATGGCCCCATTGACCGCTATAATCGGCACTCCGCGCGGCGCAACAAAGTTTGCGGCGCTTGGGCCACTGCCGACGATAATAACGCGATCACTGCCTCTAAATTTATTCTTGGGAAACATTGAATTGCACTGCTCCTACTTGCATTCAAAATATGTAAATCTGCGTGTTTTTTGCGGGTATCCAGGAACTGCTGTTGCCATTTTGAAATAGACACCTGCGTTGGATTCCGTAGGGCTTGAGGGTGCGCGCCATGCCAATGAAGGCCGTTTTGCAGAGAACAGTCATAGCCGACTAATACCACTACTTCAGCCCCTGATTCAGCAGCCAGACTGATAGCCTGCGCGCCGCTATTTACCCCTTCCGCCGGTCCACAATATCGCCTGTACTCCAACGAAAATGATTTCGCCGCCGCCAGGTTGGCTGTCACTTTGCGGAATCTCCCTCCCGGTATGGTGGATCCGTATTGCTTCCACCATGACAAATCACCGGCGTATAAGGCATAAATGTCATCGAACATCTGCCAGGAATTGTTAACCGCGATGATTGAACAGCCAGTTTTTTCTATAGCAGCACAGTCCTCACGAGTGAGTGACGGACCGCTACCGACACAAAAAACAGTCCTAGTCGCCCTGGGTGGTATGTTCATTCTCAGCTGCAAATTCAGCCTCCAGGCGAGCATTCATTTCAGCGATTACCGGGTCCACTACAGCATCTGCTTCCTGTTCATTACGCGGCATGATCGATGCCAGCGATTCATAATTAGCCTTGGATGACACGATTATTCTCCCGATGTTAATGTGCGCTGTATCAAAGAACACATATGCACTAATTAATTTATTATTTCACGTAGTGTACAACCACTTGTCACCGTTCAATACATGCTCAATAGCCTCACCCTTTTTAAGGCTCATGTATTCCAGGATGGCGGTTATCGCTTGTTCTGCACCATACGCAAGAACGACGTAGTAACCTTCCTCTCTAAGCCTGCGCATCCAGGCGATCTGCTCATGCGTCGGGGCTTTACCATTTGGTTCTTTAAGCTCAATTCGCATGCCGTGATAAATACCGCATGCTTTATCGAGACTCATGTCCGGATAACCTTTTTTCTGCCCTTCAGCCTTCATTTTCCCGGCGGTTGCTTTTGAACGTTTCCCTCCGTTAGGCGTTGCATGCAACAGCTCATAGATGTCAGGGTGCTTGCGTTCGAAGTAATCAAAAATGAAAACCTGCTCGAAGTGCTCGCAATTTCCGTCGCGCAGGTCTGGGTTCTTTGCCAGTGCTGCAAGTGCCTTCGCATGTGGAGAAACTTCTTTTACCGGCGCAAGCGATAAGAATGGATCCTTTTTGGTTTTTGGCCTGGACCGCCCCTTATTTCGACGCTCACTAAAAGCCTGAAACTCTTCCTCAGTAAAGCGCAACACAATCAGTCAAATCCTGCCGGTCGCATGCCATATTTACGCTGTTTTGCGGCCTGCTCTTCCCTGTGCCATTGCGCACACTCAGCGTCACAATAGATGCCTGATTCAATCGGTTCATTGCAGTAACGACACTTCCCTGTAAATACCTGACTCACGACCTGTGCCTGCTTTCTGATGTTATCGATGGCCATGTCTTTGAGAGCTTCTAACTGATTCATGCTCAGCTCTGCATCATCAACACGCTCTGCCAATTTTGTTTCCTCATGAAGAACCTACTTAAGGGCAGAATGATACATTTCACAACCAAAATTGCACTAATAATTTTCTTTTATTGAGTTAAATAATCAACAAATGACTAGCGGTAGAATCACCATCATCTATTTCTGGCAGGCTGACTATGGCTACATCAATCACTACAACCCAAAGCACCCGGCAATATCCTCTGTCGCGGTATGACGACCGCAACATAGCCGATCCAATACTCAGGGCAGAGCTGCGCAAAGAGGTGATGCTTATGTGTGAATCGAACGACAAGAATCTGACGATTTATTACGTTCTTCCCGATGAGCAATATCGCCCGGATTTGCTGGCTTACCGTATGTGGGGCATAGCAGAGCTACGCTGGGTTGTGACGCTCGCCGCCGGGCTTGAGGATGAGTCTCAGGGTATGACTGTTGGCAAAAATTAAAACTCCCACCTGCCACATGGATCCGCGAAATGATTCGCCATTTCCAATATGACGGCCAGGTGATAGGGACATTATCCATTGCGTAAGGGAAATGAATGCCAACTGAATATGCTCGCGACAACCTTGGTCGCTATCAGACTGATGGATTAAGTGCAAAAGACTTTAACAAGGTCTTCGATCTTATCCGTAAACAGCAGCGTCAGAATCGGCGAAACGCGCGACGTACACTCACCCCAAGGATTATGGGGATGCGTAACCGCGAACTTGAGGCATTCCTCAGCCTTGGGAAAAAGAAAGATGGCACCTACTTTACGCCCGAAGATATACGCAGTTTCAACACCTCAAGGCAGGCTCATAAAACCAAATTCAAGAGCACGGTACCCGGCATTACCTATGCTCAGCTGGTGGCGCAGTCCACCAGCATTGATATAAAACGCGCTAACAACAAGGTTTCTGATGGCACAGGGATCAAAGCCGCGACATTCCTCGGGCTAAAACACAACCTTGCATTGATATCTGTTAATGCCTCGGATGAGTCGGTCCACCAGCATCACCGTGTCAGAATTCGATTTGAGGAATGGGATAAAGCCGTTGAGGAAATTGCTGAAGACGGTGCGAAAAAAGCCCGAATCGCTGCCGATCTCTGCAAGGGCCGGGTATCTTTCGACTGTGATTGTGGACGCCATCAATACTGGTATCGTTATATGGCCACTGCTGGTAACTATGCTGTCGCGCCGCCAAAAGAGTATGCATTCCCCAAAATCCGCAACCCTGATCTGACTGGTGTAACCTGCAAACATGTGTTGCACGCTATGACGCGTTTTCAGTCTCCCACATGGCACAAGGCCATCATTATTGCCCTGGAAAAAGCAGCTGAACAGGTGGCCTTCGGCGATGACAAGCGGAAGACAACAACCTATTTCAAAGGCGAACTGGCTAAATCGCTCGCGCGCAACCGGACAACAACGACGGATCAGGCTAAAGCGGCGCGTGAGTATGAGTTATATCTGAAATCTCAGGATGCATTAGGCAAAAAACTACGCGCCAAAGATAGCGCCACGGACAACGTTCGCCGGTTGTTAAAAAAGCTCGCACCACGGCAAACAGGAAGAATGCCGAACTAAAAGCCTCGCTGGTGAGGGAAGCCCAGGCTCGCGCTGAAGCCGACGCTCTCAAAAAAGCCCTGCAAACGCAGGCGAACAACCTCATAAAGTTTTTCATGAGTCAGGGAATGGACAAGGCCGCTGCCACCGCGCAGGCGCGAAGCATTCTTGAGACACAAATTAACGAAGCCCGTAAACGGAAAGGATAATCGATGGCTGGTTTCTTTGATGACATGTTTGAGGACACAGAACCATCACAACAAGTGACTGGTGATAACCTCCCGGACACCGAATCGGATCCGGATATTCCAGGCGAAGGTTCTGAACTGATTGAAGAGGAAGATATTGATGCTGAAATCGAAACCGATGGTGTTAACGTTGGTAATATTGTTGATCCTGTGGAGGACAATCACCTTCCCAATCTGGATCACGGCCTGCTTAGTGATTCTGGTGTGCGCCACCGTTATCAAGGTCATGCAGTTTTTAATAACCTTGTGCGGATGGACTGGCTCAAAGCAATCAAGCTAGACCCTGACTCATTCGATGCAGTTCTGTATCGCGCAATACCTTACAGAAACAAAAATGCACCTGAAACGGCACCTGAAATAATAGAACCGAACCAACGCATATATGACTATCAGGATCCAGAACTGATAACGGCCCTCGACTGCCCGGATGAGATGGACGCCTTCTACGCGCTATACGACGGCAGTGATAATACGGGAATTAGCGACAGTGCTTTAATCCTTCGGTTAGCTGCCGTCAATGTGCCAGTGGGTTCTATGCTCGAATGGCTGGAACAGCTGTCAGACGGCACAACCATTCGCCGCTTCTGGTACATCCATAAAATATTCAATTACGGCACTGCCAGGGTAGGCAGTTTGTTTTATTGCGTGCCTTCACGCGCCTTTGAAGGGAATTTCATCGGTGATTCTGAATAATCAGGAATGGCTACTGGCCATCTTTAAGAAAAAAGGTCTTACTCCAACTGGTAAGCTGGAATTTGCCACTATTGATGGCATTGATTCGGCGCTCGCACAGGCTTTAAACGAAGCGTTCGACTCACAAGTTGTCAGCTTTAATGATCGCATTAACCAGTCGTTCCGGGAGTTCCTGAAACGCACACCAAGAGATCGCATAACGCTCGGCACTTTTAGTGATGTGAAGGAGTGGTTGTCGTCATTTGAAGCCGATCGCGCCGGGCGCAAAGATACAGCCTCTGCTGGCCCGGTAAATAAGCTGGCAATGCCGCTTGTGAATCTGTCTCGTTCTCCCGCATTTTCAATTTATGAAGGTGAACTGTGCCGGGATAATTACGATGAAGGGCATGTCACCAATGAAAATGATGAGATTGAAGCCCTGGTATCGACTATCCCTTTCTCACTGGAATATTCGCTATGGATAGCCAGTGACGAGAAGGAATCTCTTGGGATGGTTACAACTGCATTAGCATTCTGGCTACGAATGTATGCCAGCCTCGGGCAGGCATCTTTCACTCACACTGCCAATGTCGGCGGTTATGAGATACCGGTTACCTGTTACATAGAAGGGCAAAAATCAATCGCATTTCAGGATCTGACCACCGGCACCGCCGACAACAGGCTGTTCGCGGTTGGATTGAACCTCACAGTAGTGGCGGAGCTTCCTATCCTGGCTTATATGCAGCAAACCACCGGCACCATAACGGTAAAAGCGAAAATTCTGGAGGAATGAGATGGCCACAAAGACCACCACAGCCCCGGAAACTGATTCAAAACGCACTCAGCTATTCCTGCAATCTGTTTCAATTGGGCAGAACGAAATCCCTCGCGAAATGATCGTAGGATGTACCTATGTCGAACCCGGGGAGCTATCTGGTCCCCAGCTTATGCTCATGGTCAGGGATTCAACGGCTTACGTGGTCAATAAGCTGGGGGTGAAATTTGGGACAATACTGACCGTTTCACTTGGTGATCCGGAAGGTCATGGCGGCATCCTCTTCTCGGAAGAGTTCTTTGTTCTTAAAGCGCCGCGCAAGGACGATACTGTACTGATTTACGCGTTTAGTAACCCGGTGCGGTTATTAAAAGTTCCGTCCACCAGCGCACAGTATTTTGTTGATAAGCCCCCATCAGCCGTAGTTTCCTCTCTTGCCCCTGGTCTGAAGGTAAATGCTGACTCATTCAGAAAAACATCCACATACCACCTAAATGTTGGAGAAAAACCGACCAAGGTATTGCAGGAGATAGCCAGGGATACCGGTTCTATGTGCTGGGCATCCAGGGGGACGATCAATTTTAAAAGTATGGAAAAAATGGCAAACGCCGCTCCATCGCTTACTTATGAGTCCGCCAATCCCAACACATCCGGATTTACAATTAGTCAGTTCAACATCCTGAATGCCGATTATGAATACCAGCGCCGCCATAATTACAGAATGGCCAGTTATGACATGACCAAAGGTGTGGTTTACTCAGGTAACCAGGAAGACCCCATTAAATTTACGAGCAATCCCGATCCTACCGCGCTGGCGAACTACAACAAATTCATTCTCCCCCGCCTCGATATGCTGGTGGAAGGAAATGCCGTGCTAACTCCGGGTACGACGCTGAAAATTGTCGTGCATAACACGGCAGGTGACGGAGAACTCGATGAATCTATCCCTGACAAAATGATAGTGATGTCCGTGACTCATTTCGAAGACCGCTTCCGTTTTGTCAGCCGTGCACAGTTAGGAGTGGTGAATGGGTAGTTTGACAGGGAAGTATCGGGCTGTAGTGGTAAGCGTCGATGACCCTAAAGGTCTGATGCGTACGCAAATACGCGTTGTCGGCATGATGGATGGGCTACCAGATGCCTCATTGCCGTGGGCAGAAGCCATATTGTCCAATGCAAACACGTTTTCACCATTTCTGCCCGGCGATAAAGTATGGGTAGAATTTCCCTACAATGGGGATTCTCGATGGCCATTGATAATCGGTTATGCACAGGATGCATCCGGTGGCGCTCCCAATGTGCCACCTGAAGCGTCAGGACAAGGGGAAGGCTATGTACCGCCTGAAGTTGAAGGTGCACCAGCACAACCATCAACCAGCGCCAAAAAAGACTTTATTTCGTCGCGGAACGGACTAATGGAGGTCCGGACGGCGGGCGGAGCCTGGGCCGTTACGCACTTGAAAAGTGGAACAACAATCGGGTTCAACGAGGCCGGGGAGTTATATGCCATTTCTCAAGGTCCGGCATTCATCTCTTCCGCAGGAAATCTCGATATAAAGTCAGGCGCGGATGTCGCCCTGAAGGCGGGGGGAAGTATGGCGATAGAGGCCAGCGGGAATCTATCCATAAAAGCCGCTCAAGTCTCTGTTGACAAGGCTTAAGAAAAGCCCGGCGTTCGGGCTTTTCTGTTATGACGGGTTCAATTTTTTATCCGTTACCGCGCGACGGTTTCTGCGTGATAAACGTCTCAAGCATCTTTTCCGCAATTGCCGACCAGGTGTGACACTGGACCTTTTCAGCATTTTTCACGCGATCAACGCGAGCAATAACCTCATCCCAATCAATCCGCGACTTGATAACCATATGGTTCACCAAAGCCAGGCGATCTGGCGGAAGGCAATCGGGAGGCGTTAATACCAACGCCCCACACATTGCCGCCTCAAGAACAGTTAATCCAAGGCTTTCGGGATGCGTAACGATAAAAACGTCACTCTTACGCAATTCAGCTGCAAATTCGGTTGCTGGCACCGGCGTCCGCCTGTATGGAGTTACCGAAATATTCCCCGGATCAATGGTAACCAATCCGTCATCAGTCAACGTTCTGGCCTCATACGGAACGGTCAGACGCTGAAGGTTCATAAGGATACTTAAGGAGTGATCAAAACCACTAACATCAAATGCAGCGTGGTCTACAAAAATACGCAGAACATCGTCCGTTTTGGTTTCCAGATGGAACAGCTCCTGATTCGCTGCCCATCCAACATGTTTGTTAAAGCGATTATGACGTTCTAACCGACCGGGATTATCCAGGTACCGCCAGGTATCATCGCGGACAGTAAAAGTAATATCGACTGGTGCCGAATCCAGCATAGAACCGTCATATACCTGGGCTACCCATCCAGAGAATCGGCGACACAGTTGCATGCCTATTTCCCTGGGTACCGTAGTAAAATACCTCAATCCTGGTGCCAAAATGGCCTTCGCAGAACATGCTGTCGCAGCAGTCAACACAGCTTCAACATAATCCTCGGGGCTTTCGACGCCAGGGGAATATGGACGATGGTATTGCAATGTTACCCCTGCCTCACTAAAGGCGCAGGCCAGGTTATAAGACCACATTTCCGTATATGTTTTCACATCACTGATGGCTGCAAATTTTCGCCCAATGATCAGGATGTTCATCGGCTTTTCCTCATTCCATTGCATTAATAATCCTCTTGCCAGTCAGCACCGGCATAGTTATCAAACCGTGAGTATTGGCCGTTAAAAGCCAATCTCACCGTGCCAATTGGGCCATTTCGTTGCTTTCCGATAATTACCTCGGCAATGCCCTTCATTTCGCTATCCGGGTGATAAACTTCGTCGCGATACAGAAACATGATCAGGTCTGCGTCCTGCTCAATTGCTCCTGATTCACGTAAATCTGAATTTACCGGTCGTTTGTCCGCACGCTGTTCAAGCGATCGATTAAGTTGTGACAATGCCACCACCGGTACTTGTAATTCCTTCGCCAACGCCTTCAGTGAGCGAGAAATCTCGGCAATTTCCAGCGTTCGGTTATCTTGCAGCTCGGGGACGCGCATAAGTTGCAGGTAGTCGATCATAATCATGCTCAAACCACCATTTTCTTTATAAACACGACGAGCGCGGGAACGTAGCTCTGTCGGCGTCAGGGCACTTGAGTCATCAATAAAAATATTCTGCTTGTCCAACAGAATCCCCATTGCGCCAGAAACCCGCGCCCAATCCTCGTCGTTAAGTTGCCCTGTTCGAATACGAGTCTGATCAACGCGTGCAAGAGAAGCCAGTGAGCGCATCATCAGCTGGTGGCTCGGCATCTCAAGGCTAAAAACCAATACTGGCTTATCGTTACGGACTGCGGCATTTTCGACGAGATTCATCGCAAACGTAGTCTTCCCCATCGATGGGCGGGCGGCGACAATAATGAGATCGGACGGCTGAAGTCCTGCCGTCTTCTTATTGAGATCGGTAAATCCGGTATCAAGCCCCGTTACACCATCATGCGGTCGCTGAAACAACTCTTCTATGCGAGATACCGTTGCATCGAGAATGCTGGCGATATCTTTTGGACCACTACCGCTCTTTTGTCGTTTTTCAGCTATTTCAAAAACGCGGCGCTCGGCCATATCCAGCAATTCATTGCTGCCCCGGCCATCCTGCGCATATCCAGCTTCAGCTATTTCATTTGCGACGGAAATCATTTCACGAACAACCGCGCGTTCACGAACGATATCCGCATAAGCACAAATATTTGCCGCGCTGGGCGTGTTCTTTGACATCTCCGCAAGGTACGCAAAACCACCGGCGCGTTCTAATTTACCGTTCTGTTCAAGTGCTTCAGCAAGTGTTATCAAATCAATCGGTTTGCCATGACTTAATAACCTCTCCATCTCACTGAAAATTTCACGATGAGCACTGGTATAAAAATCATCAGCAACTATACGATCTGCCACTTCATCCCAGCGGCAGTTATCAAGCATTAAGCCACCAAGTACAGCTTGTTCTGCACTAAGGGAATTTGGCATGGATTCAAGAGGGGATGCAGACATTAGCACTCCACCCAGGCGTGCTGAATGTCAGATATAATCGGCATACTCAAATCACTCCTAACGATATGAGTCATCACCAGAAAATCAGGATTAATGCGCCGGACTCTTCCCGGCTGTCACACCGAATCGCCAGGATGGTGAATCCCTTTACCCGAGAAACAACAAACGGTGGCTTGCACATTCCGGCTACCTGGTTCGTTGCCTGAGCTAGGGGCAAGGTTCCCCCCTTTTAACGTCACCAGACCGCTAACGACGCATGTGCCAGACGCCGTGTTACAACCAAATATGGTGGCCCCTACCGGACTTGAACCGGTGACCGTGCGATTATGAGTCGCCAGCTCTAACCACTGAGCTAAAGGGCCGGATTACTGTTTCCTGAGTGCTTCTATGACGCCAGCAATACCGCCTACAACTATGCCAGCAATGACAACGAGAACAATTGGATGCTTGTCAGCAAAATCCCAGAAGCCCATCACTGATCCTTAGAAGCTGTTTTTAATATCGGCCATACCAATGTTACAGCTACTGCCACCAACGCCCCGTCCGATAAAACTGACAGGATTGTGCTGGTGAAATCCACCAGCACGGACAGCAAGAGAAAACCAATGGCGATTGCGATACGTGCCTTGCTTGCCATTACAGATAATCTTCCACACGAAGACCTAAACGACGGCCTACTTCTTCCAGTACTTTGTGTTCTGCTGGCTCGATTTCACCGTCCGCTTCTGCAATTGTCAGCATGTTAACGAATACTTCTTCCGCTTCTTTTGGATCGTTTTTGATATCTTCAATTTCGCGAAGGATATTCATGCGACCAACACGGAAGCCAGCTTCCAGTTGCTCGGTAAAGCGGGTAATTGTTGCAGTAATTTCGTTACCAAAATGACTAAGACGCGGATTAGAGCGGACAAGCTGATCAAGTTTCGCTGTTTCTTCTTTTTCGATTTCACCATCAGCGGCAGACACCAACAAACAGCCACCGATGATGGCCTCCATCAGATCGCGATTCTCAACTTTTTTCAGCTCTACTTTTGCAGAAGCGACTTTCTTGCCGAACAATTTACCGAACATTGGTTATCCCTCAATAAAAGTGACATATTTATTAGATTGCGGTGCCGAGTGCCTCCCGGTGACGTTAACCAGTTAACAATTAACGCCGGAATGTTTAACCATTAAGGAGGATTGTTTTAACTGTTCCGCGTGCGCTTAGCCGCATTCACCGCAACGGAAAGAGCATTCCTGGTGGACCTGTAGATTGGGATATGAACCCGTTACAGGAGAATGCTCTTACCTGTTACGTGCTCCGTTTCGTGGAGCTAACGGCGGGTGATCGGGCCGCACCAGACTGGACTTATTTCAGCGTTATGCTCATGCCAGAGAATCAAACTGTGATGGTCGGTGCTGAACTCCGACACAGGGTTGTAGCAAGCCCCGCAAAGCGCGCACTACTGTAGTTGCGGCACATCAGCCTGTGCATTCACCACAATGTTGAGAACACTGGTTGTCACGCTGCAACGCAACATTTATTCGTAGATTGGGATATGACCCCGTTACGCCAGTGTTCTCAACGTTGTAGTGCCGGTTACGGTTCCGGCCAGGCCTCTTCCTCAACGGGGTGTTCTCCTTACGGACTACCGTTTATTGGTCGTTCCTGCGGTTTATGTTGTGAAGCCAGATGCTTATCTTCTGGTTGCTTCAAAGAGCTGCACTTCCTCACAACGGTAAGGGTACTTCGTAGGGATTCGAACCCTCTGCCAAGCTCGGCGATCTCCGACGTCGCAAAATACCCTTACCTGTTGTGCTGGTGCCGATTAACGGACTCGAACCGCTGACATCCTGCTTACAAGGCAGGCGCTCTACCAACTGAGCTAAACCGGCATTGGCGATGGTGGATGGATTTGAACCATCGACCCGTTGATTAACAGTCAACCGCTCTAACCGCTGAGCTACACCATCACTTGCCGGGTACGTCTCCGGCGAGGGCTTCCACCTCCGTATGCTTTTCGGCGCACCGCGCCCTGGCTGCAATTCGGTAACAGGGGATGCATAACCCTGGCTTCCAGCGTGATTAGCGCTTTCAGCATGACGGGATATACCCGTAAATTCGTGGAACTGTACCCAAAGTGCTGTTAAGCACCGCTGTTACGCTGAAAAGAAGACGCAACAGGAAAGGACGCTGACCAACAGATGGCCCCTTCTCGTTCATCTGGTTAATCACACCAGCGCCCTTACCTGTTGTGCCTCCCCGTTCCCTAATACACAGACGGGGACACTCTGCGGTCGATTTTTTGACGGGGGACGACTCATACCCCGTGGCGTCTGGTTTCTTAGGCCGCTACCATCATCAGATCATCGTTTGCATTTACTTTAATGGTCAGTTTCTAAACCGCCGCAAAGTCGCTAACCATGACGAAAACCCTGAAAAAAACGCCCACCCGAAGATGGGCAAACTGGAAGCTCGTAACGCACTTCGGCGTTGCCACTTAGGCGCATGGTCAACCTGGCAACTCGGTGGTTTGTCTGGGAGGACTAGGCCCAGCCATGCTTACCGCCGCGCCTGTCGCGGCTAACAGCTAAATCGCTCTATAAATCACGATTCATTGAGACGATATTACACTAATAAATTTATTAGAGCAATATACCTAAGACGTCATGAGCAACACCTCGAGTGTCCCCCTTACAAGACACAGAACGTCTGGCAAAAAGAGGTTCCACTCTGAAGCCATTGTCATGATAAAGCTCTCTGATGTTTGGCGCGCCACTGTTAGTAATGAGAACCTTTGCACCTCGGCGATGAGCATCCGTCAACAGAGACACCAGGCGTTTTTGCTCTTCAAACTTAAAGTCATGACCGGAATAGTTCGTGAATCCCTCTGTATTTGGAAGCGGTTCATACGGCGGATCACAGAAGATGACATCTCCTTCTCCGGCAGCTTCAATCACCGCAGCAAAATCACCACATACAAACTCAGAACGCCCTTCCGCACCGAGGAAGGCTTCCATCTCCTGTAATGGGAAATACGGAGTTTTATACTTCCCATAACCGACATTGAACTCACCGGCCTGGTTGTAACGCGTCAATCCGTTAAAACAATGTCGGTTCAGGAACAAAAACGCCGCTGCGCGATGTAAATCATCATAGACTTGTTTGTTAAACGCATTCCGTACTGCCAGGTATCCTTCCTGTGTGTTGTAGTCCTGGAAAAACCGATGCGCCAGTGTGATAAGTGAATGCGCCTCGCGTTGCAGAGTCTTGTAAAAGTTAATCAGGTCAGCATTCACATCATTTAGCAGATTTTCCTGGTATCCGGCATTCGTGAAGACAGCTCCGCCACCGACAAAAGGTTCGATCAGGCGCTTCCCTTCTGGCAAATAGCGAAAGATTTGTTCCAGAACACCAAATTTTCCACCAGCCCATTTGAATATGGACCGTTCGAATTCTGCCGCTGGTTTAACTTTTCGCTCTTTTGTTTCACTTCCTTCTTTCTGCCGACATACGGCCTTAGTAATCCGATCGCCAATCCAGCGCATTACTGGTATTGCCATACTATTGCCGATCGCTTTGTAACGCGGTCCGTCAGCTGCAAGCATCGCGGCCTCTTCTTCGCTTAAATCTGGATAGTGATTGTGCAGATATGCCAGTTCATCTGAATTAACTTTTTTACGCTTTTCCGTAGGGATCAACGTATGCCCATCAGGAAAACCTTGAAGTCTCTCACATTCGACAGGGGTAAGACGGCGGACAGCTACTTCTTCGTTTCTTACTTCATAGCAAACAGCAGTTGGATTTTGAGCCATTAGAGATGGTGAAGTATTCTTAGTTGCTGCATGTTGTGTACCACTCATACGCTCAGGAAAAGCCAATGTAACAAGATGCTCATGGCTTTCTTGCTCACGCGCCCGCAATGTACCATGCCCTTCTGACCAAAAACCTGCTCCAGTGCTGCTAAAAACGGCAAGGTCAGTGGCATCTTTAAAGTCTCTTGCCTTTACTGTCGATGCGGTTTCATCGTCAATATATTCCCCAAATGCCGCCATCCTGAAACCGTTTACGGCTTTCGTCGATTTCATACCGGGGGACATGCCAGCGTGTAGGCATGGATTTAGGCTTTCGCCACTGATTGCAGCGCCATTTGCAGTAATGGCGGAAGCGATTTCCTTCTTTTTTCGGCTCGGCGCAATATTCCGGCGCACGCCTTCGAACTCAAAAAGTACCGTTGCGGGATCGAGGTCTGTTCGAGCACTTGCGACAACAAACACGCGTCGGCGTCGTTGTGCCACTCCGAAGTATTGGGCATCAAGGATTCTCCAGGCCACCTTTCGCTGCGGTCCATAAATACAACCACACTGCGGCCACTTTGGAACATGGCAACCGGTTTTGCCATCCCACCGCCAGAACGCGTTGCTTTTTCCTGATTCAGGTCGATCACCTGGTTCAAATGGCACATCTTCTCCAGCCAATCCGGCAAGGAAACATCCGAAGGCGTTATCTGCCGATGACAAGACTCCTGGGACATTTTCCCAGACGATAACGGCTGGTTTGAGAAATGACTCAGCCCGTTTGTCGTCAATTGCATTTGCAAGCTCCACATACTTTAAAGTTAGCGCGCCACGCTCATCATCAAGCCCACCACGTAATCCCGCGATACTGAATGCCTGACAAGGTGTTCCCCCGACGAGCACATCAGGGGATTCGATTTCCCCAGCCAGGACTTTTTTGGCAAGTTTTGTCATGTCGCCAAGGTTGGCGACATGGGGCCAGCGGTGCGCAAGAACGGCAGATGGAAAAGACTCGATTTCAGCAAACCACACCGGACGCATACCCAACGGTTCCCAGGCAATACTCGCGGCTTCAATTCCACTGCAAACAGATCCATAGCACAGCTCTTTCACTGCTTAGCCTCTCCACCAAGGGCATTTACCAGAGCATCAACCAGGCACGAAATTTCACTGGTCAACAGGAAGAAATCTGCGTCCAGTCGCTGCGCAACATCTTCACTATCAATATCAGAGTTCTGCTCAAGCAATTCATCCGCAAATTTGACGCTGGTAAGGCTGAAGTTATGGTCCAGTGTAAATTTAATGCGGTTCTGCCAGTCGAGTGCCAACTTAGTGACGAGCTTGCCAGCTTCCAGGTGTGTGGAAATTTCATCGCTTCCCAAATCCTGCTTTTTCACCCGGGCAATACCGCCATCCTCAAGCACTGCCTTAAGTTCTGCCGCATCCCCCATTTGAAATCCCTGTGGAGCACTACCATCACGTACCCAGTCGGTCAGCGTTAATTCAATGGGATTTTCAACACTCAGGGGAACAACAGGAAGAGAACCCAGAGACTTACGCATAAGCGCGAGCATATCCTCTGCCTGCCGCGCGCTGGCATTGATATAGATACGTTTAGTTGAACCGTCGTAGATCGCCTGGATAACAGAAAACTTTGAAAAAGCCCGTGGAAGAAGAGAATGCAGAACTTCGTCTTTCAGGGAGTCCTTCTCTGTTTTCTTCAGTTTACGCGCTTGTTCTTGCTCAAGTTTTTCAATTTTTTCTTGAATAGCTCGCTGGATAACCGGCGGGGGAAGAATTTTTGTTTCGCGCTTTGCTTCAACAAGGATAAAACCATTTCCATGCATAGCGATAACTTCGGAATTATCACCAAATGGCGATACAAAACCGAACTTGGCCATATCCTGACTACCGCATGGCGTGAAAAGGATCATTTTCTTTTTATCTTCTAAGTCGGTCAGATCCGCCTCACGAGAAAGTTTATAAATAGTAATGTTTTTCCAGTGCTTAAACATGTTGTAACCCTTGAATATCAACCACAGAAAGCTCGTCTTTGTAGAAAAAGGCCAGGTTGTGGCACCCCCTCGTTTGAGCGTATGAGCTGGGACCAATTTCGTTCTTCCAGACAAATGGCTTCAAATCCGTACGGCGAAGCATAAAAACGCGATTTGTTCCGCTCTGATTCCCAATGAGGCAAAAGCCTTCTTTCACCTTGATAGCCTGCAAGTTGTCGAGTTCACCGCTGGTTACACGGCTATCGAACTCTTTGCGGCTTATTAGCTCCATCTGCATCTGACGACTCCAAACAAATGCCCATTGAAGGGCGATGGCTGAATGGTACCGAAAATACGACACAAAAAACAATATTTATTAGAGCAATTTTGTAATAAGTAAACGCCATACAGCCCACAAATAACTTAAGTTAAAATAACGAAAATCAGAGCAAATAATTGGTGATGGCGTGGCAAGTATTGCAACAAAAGACAGCATTTGTTCGGGGCACGGAGGATTCCCATCCAGGCCTCCTGTAGAGAGTGAACCACTACTTAAAGTCAACGGAGTCGAAGTGTTAGTTGATGGTAAGCAATATGCACAGCATACCGATGGAAACAGTACGCACGGTGGGCAAGCTATATCAACCAGGGCATGGTTTACCGTCAATGGTAAAGGGATCGTATGCGTTGGTGACCCTGTTTCATGCGGATCTACCGTAGCGTCCGGAGACGGCCTGGTTCAGGTAAGTTAGGAGATATCATGCTGGAAAAAGACTACCAGTTATCCGCATATAAAAAATTGGCCGCCGCCGGTGGGATGAAAACACCTGGTGCCATAACATCGGCACGAAACAGTGCTAACACAGCAAAACTGCTTGCAGAAGAATTGACCGGATTAATTCTGGATACAATTGTCTATCCTGACACTATTACCAGCTATGTTTCAACGATCAGAACAACCACAACCGGCTTAACGAACATTGGAGAACTGGCAACTAAGCACGCGGACCTGTTGGCTGGTTATGCCGATCTGTCAATGCTGCTTCAACTCGATATTGGTTGGGATGTTTACTGCCGTGCTAATGAGCGAGAAGTTTCAGAACTGCCGATCTCTATTGCCATTGGTGATGTGAATATTACTAAATCGCTTGAGGACGCTGTTAACGCGCTTAATACATCAAGTTTATGTCGCTGCTATGGGGGAGATTAACCAGACCCTTAACACTGGCTCAGGAAGCTCGTCAGGCTCTGGTTCAGGCGGCGGCACTGCCACTCCCCCACCAGCACTAACAGAAGAGCAAATTGAATCTCTGAAAGTAGCAACTGAACAGTTTGGGGTTGTTTTCAACCAGACAACAGCGCCCACAACTGCGTTACAACAGCAGTATGAACGAGCGAATGAAAGCGCCAATGTAGCCATAACTGCTTATAACCATGCTATCGGTACTGCGCTTGCGGAAGCATCAGCAAATAAGGCCAGCACAGCCAGCGCAGTTGCTGCTTTGGTTCCTGATTCTGTTCTTGATGAATTAAACAAAGCGGCACAGTAACAAAGGACTTCATTGATAATTTTTCTTCAGGAGGAAGACATGTCATTCTTTTCTACGTTAAAAACAGCTTTGTCTTTGAAGGAGAAACTTGCTGCTACTGGTGTTCTTGTTCTGATTTGCGCACTTGTTGGTGCTGGGTTTGCATGGGAACGTCATCAGCTAAAGCAAGCCATCGAGAAAATTGGCAGTCTTGATCAGGCTGTTAAGGAACGTGATAAGTCAATAATGGATCTTAACCAGACCATTGAGACGATGAACAAAGCAGAGCAACATTTTCACAGCCAGGAAGTGAAAAATGAATCAGAACAAGCCAAATATGCTGACAGGCAAATGGAACGAAAAGCTGAAGTTCAGAAACAACTGGTTGCGGCGGGTAATGTTCGCCAGCGCATTCCTGCTGACACTCAGCGGTTGCTCCGGGAGTCGATCAGCGAATTTAACGCCGACGCCGACAAAGGTTAACCACCCTGCCCCCAAAAGTGCATTTATGTGCAGAATGCCAGAGTTTAGCAGTGAATATTTTGATGATCTGCCAGCGTATATCCTCGATACAGAAACGATGCTGATGGGGATTAACAGGAAGAATCGCAATGTTAATGATTACAACCGCGCTATCAGCGGTAACTAAAAGGGATTTTTATGTCTGATAAAGTAACAGTAAAGCAAACTATCAACAAAGCGACTTCAATCTACAAAATTGAGCACATCACTGTTGGCAAGCCAGGATCTGAACAATACCGTCATGCTTTCGAGCTTGCCGATCAGCTTGGTTTAAAACACCCGGATTGCATCGAGCATGTATTTCCGACCTATGCTGATGAGCAATGTCCTCATGTTCTTACCGAAGAGGATTTTTTCAGCACTGAAGAACGAGAAGGCGTTGATCGTTGCATTGGTGTGATTTGCTCTTCAGTGAGTTATGAGTTATTCCCTAATGTCCATGAAAATGGTGGTATTGGATACCAATTCCTGTACGAAGGCGATGAGCTTAAATGTTATGAACATGGTCTTCTTATCGAAAGCGTAGAATAATACCCTTCCTTCCAACCGGCTATGTTGGCCGGTTTATTCAACTTATCCACAGCATAGATCCAATAAACAGATCCCAAAGAGAACCTAGGAAGATCCAAAGAAGATCCCGGATCGCTGTAAGCCGCGCCGTTCATGGCCTGAAACGGGATCAACATTGACTATACGCGATTTTATGTTGACTGTGTGCGATTTTATGTTGACTGCACGCGATTTATTGTTGACTATACGCGACAGAAACGTTGACTGTACGCGATTTTAGAGCCTGAATATTCACAGCTGTTGATAACAGTCATCTAAATTAACGCCAGGCCGCGCCACACATGGAGAAACCACGATGCCGGAAGAAAGTAAAGGCTTCCTTAGCGTTGAAGAAGTTGCAGGAAATACAGGAGAAATCCACAGCCTGAAGCCCAATAACAACAGCACTATACAACCCATAGCTTTGTTGCGCTTAGGTGTGTTTGTGCCAACCTTAAAATCTACCAATGTGGCGCTACGTCGCGGATCGTCAGTTACAACAAACACAACGAACGCAACCGAAGAACTATCAAGCCTCAAAATTGTTGAGCAGGAAGGCTATGAGGGAATTGAAATTCATGGTCCACGCCTGGATATGGATACTGATTTTAAGGTGTGGGTGGGCATAACCTCCGCGTTGTTTGACTATGCTCCTGATGATGACGGCATAATCACCCTGCCATTCTCCGAGTTTGCCGATCGATGCGGCTATCCACGTAAGCGCCTTTCAAAGGCGTTCCGTAAAAGTATTGATGACTCTCTGACACGCATTCAGCAGACAGTTGTCAAATTCCGCTTCCCGGCGGCAAAAGGTCATCTCAATAACATTAACGTCAACTTGTTGGCATATAGCAGCCTGAATACTGAGCTTGATGTTATCGAGATCCAGCCGCAAAAACAGCTATCTGAACTTTACTATGTTGACTATAAGCGAATCCTGAAGCTGAAGATGCTGGATAAGCTCGGGCGCAAAGAGACGGCCAAGGTGCTGTATACATTCTTTGAGGCTCTACCCGCCAACCCGGCACCTGTCAGCATTGAGCGCCTTAGAGCAAGGCTTAATCTCAAATCATCCGTTAGCGTGCAAAATAGCGTTATCAGAAAAGCCATGAAAGATTTGGAAGCTATTGAATATCTTAAATTTTCAGAGATAAAAAACGGCAGAAAAATCGGCTTCCAGATCCATAAGCGCAATCCATAATATTGACTATATGCGATAGCGAGAAGTTGACTATAGGCGACATTCGTTGACGCTGGTGGATTTTTGCTGGCGTCAATATTCTGCAAGTCGCTATTGAGATGGCTTTTAGGGTCATTTCATCGCGTATAGTCAACGTTTCTCCCGACAATATCTTACATAGTCGATCTTTGGTGGAGTTAAATCGACTACAGTCAACTTTTGACTGTAGTCATATCGCGCATAGTCAACTATTCACATTAACTTTCGCGCATAGTCAACATTTGCGCGGTTCTCATCAAGCAGTGGTATTGATATGCAAGAAGAGAAACAACACTACCTCTACGTTCTGGTGCCGGAGAATGGAGATACTTTTAAAATCGGCATTTCATGTGGTCCATTGGCACGGTTTAAAGGGCTACAAGTGAGTCCCGATTTTGCGCTTTCACGGGTCTATCGTGGTACGCGTTTGGCAATAGTTAATCTTGAGCGGGCTTTACACGCAACCTTTTTCCCCTGGAATGCGCCGTGGGAGAAAAGCGCCGGTGGCGGGCATACTGAATGGTTTACACGAGAGTGTCTTGATAAGGTTTTGGCTCATATCGAATATCTAAATGATATGTGGGGAGGGATTCTCGAGCGCATTAAGTCGAATGATTTACTTCAGCGTCCAGTAGATGCTGCTCGCTCTTTCGAAAAAGAGCTGGATGTTACTTCTATCGTGACTTTCAAAGATGACGCAGGAATGAGGGACGTGGCTTATGTCTCCATATCTGGCTATGAACCGGACGCGATCCGCGCTCAATGTGAATTGCTGAAAGCAATGTTTATGCTTCGGACTAAATATCCCTGGGAGACAAGGCGGGTGTGCTTCCCTATGGAAGAGTTAACCGCCACCATTGATTCCCAGCTTTACCACGATAATCCAGAGAAGTTTTTTAGCCTTTTAGCCGGTAATGGGCTTAACTGTGTGTCCGGGCTGGGGCGAAGTAGAATCCAACATGCCTCGCTCTTCGGTCCCTTCTTTTACGATCGACACGGGTACTTTGAGGCTGAACTTCCGGCGCTTACGCGTGCTATAGATACTATCGATTTCGAACGATTATTCGCTGCTCTTAGCAAATAACACTGATGCCCCTGAACGGGGCTTTTTTGTGCCCTCCTTGTAACTCTCAATCGTGCAAAATGAACCAAACATGCAGAAAATGCTATGTACAAGCATCTGTGCATACATTATTATTTTATGCATCATTTTTAATTAAATTCAAAAATACAGCATAAAGGATGGCTTTCGATGAGTGATTCCAGCCAGCTTCACAAGGTTGCTCAAAGAGCAAACAGAATGCTCAATGTTCTGACTGAACAAGTACAGTTGCAAAAGGATGAGCTACACGCGAACGAGTTTTACCAGGTCTATGCGAAAGCGGCACTGGCAAAATTGCCTCTACTGACTCGAGCGAACGTTGACTATGCCGTGAGTGAAATGGAAGAAAAGGGTTATGTTTTCGATAAACGCCCTGCTGGCTCTTCAATGAAATATGCGATGTCAATTCAGAACATCATTGACATATATGAACATCGCGGAGTGCCAAAATACCGGGATCGCTACAGCGAAGCGTATGTGATTTTCATCTCCAATCTTAAAGGCGGTGTGTCAAAAACTGTATCGACGGTTTCTCTGGCGCATGCAATGCGTGCTCACCCTCATCTTCTGATGGAAGATTTAAGGATTCTGGTTATTGACCTTGATCCGCAATCTTCAGCAACGATGTTTTTAAGCCATAAACACTCTATTGGTATCGTAAACGCAACATCTGCACAGGCTATGTTGCAGAATGTAAGCCGTGAAGAGCTGTTAGAGGAGTTTATTGTTCCTTCTGTTGTACCTGGGGTTGACGTTATGCCTGCGTCGATTGACGATGCCTTTATTGCATCCGATTGGAGAGAGCTGTGCAATGAGCATCTACCGGGTCAGAACATCCATGCTGTCCTGAAAGAAAATGTGATTGATAAGCTGAAGAGCGATTATGACTTTATCCTCGTTGATAGTGGTCCTCACCTTGACGCCTTCCTGAAAAATGCTTTGGCCTCGGCCAATATACTGTTTACACCTCTGCCGCCAGCAACTGTCGATTTCCACTCATCGCTTAAATACGTTGCCCGCCTTCCTGAGTTGGTGAAACTCATTTCTGATGAAGGCTGCGAGTGCCAGCTTGCGACTAACATTGGTTTTATGTCCAAGTTGAGTAACAAGGCAGATCATAAGTATTGCCATAGCTTGGCTAAAGAAGTGTTCGGTGGGGATATGCTCGATGTCGTCCTCCCTCGCCTTGACGGTTTTGAACGTTGCGGCGAGTCTTTTGACACTGTTATTTCAGCTAACCCGGCAACGTATGTTGGTAGTGCTGATGCATTGAAGAACGCGCGAATTGCCGCGGAAGATTTTGCTAAAGCAGTTTTTGACCGTATTGAATTTATCAGATCTAACTGAGGAGTAAGAAACCCCCATGTCAAAGAAAAACAGACCAACAATTGGGCGAACCCTTAATCCTTCAATATTAAGCGGATTTGATAGTTCTTCAGCCTCTGGCGATCGAGTCGAGCAGGTATTCAAGTTATCTACTGGTCGCCAGGCCACATTTATCGAGGAGGTAATTCCTCCGAACCAGGTAGAAAGCGATACCTTTGTTGATCAGCATAACAACGGGCGTGACCAGGCATCTCTTACGCCAAAATCATTAAAAAGTATCCGAAGCACTATTAAGCATCAGCAATTTTACCCTGCAATAGGTGTTAGACGGGCTACAGGGAAAATTGAAATTTTGGATGGTTCCCGGCGTCGAGCTTCTGCCATCTTAGAGAACGTAGGGTTGCGGGTTTTAGTCACGGACCAGGAGATCAGCGTTCAGGAAGCGCAAAATTTAGCGAAAGACGTTCAGACAGCATTGCAGCACAGCATTCGAGAAATAGGTCTGCGTTTGATGCGAATGAAAAATGATGGGATGAGTCAGAAGGATATTGCAGCCAAAGAAGGGTTATCTCAGGCGAAGGTCACGCGTGCTCTTCAGGCAGCGAGTGCTCCGGAAGAATTAGTCGCCCTTTTCCCTGTGCAGTCGGAATTAACCTTTTCGGACTACAAAACGCTTTGTGCTGTTGGCGACGAAATGGGGAACAAGAATTTAGAGTTTGATCAGCTTATTCAAAACATATCCCCGGAAATAAACGACATCTTATCCATTGAAGAAATGGCCGAAGATGAAGTTAAAAATAAAATCCTGCGCTTGATAACAAAGGAAGCCTCACTACTCACGGATAAAGGTTCTAAAGATAAGTCCGTAGTTACTGAATTATGGAAATTTGAGGACAAGGATCGCTTTGCAAGGAAGCGCGTGAAAGGCCGTGCATTTTCTTATGAGTTTAATCGACTTTCAAAAGAGCTACAGGAAGAACTCGACAGGATGATTGGGCATATCCTTAGAAAGAGCCTCGATAAAAAGCCGAAGCCTTAAACTTTCGCCATTCAAATTTCACTATTAACCTACTGTTTTTAAAGTAAATCCATCTAAAATTTCAAGGTGAAATCGCCACGATTTCACCTTGAATTTTACCTTCCTCCCCTACTCCCGAAAAAATAAAAAATTGCTTGTCACGAGAAAGTCAACAAGTGACTTTCAATAAAATCTCTTCCGAAAAGGGATTCACACAAGTGCCTTGTGTTTAAGGAAGAGTAAATTGAGTAACTTACGCGAATACCAGAATCGTATTGCAGATATCGCAAAACGCTCTAAAGCTGTGCTTGGCTGGGCAAGCACTGCGCAGTTCGGTACTGATAACCAATTCATTAAAGATGATGCCGCGCGTGCCGCATCTATCCTTGAAGCTGCACGTAAAGACCCGGTTTTTGCGGGTATCTCTGATAATGCCACCGCTCAAATCGCTACAGCGTGGGCAAGTGCACTGGCTGACTACGCCGCAGCACATAAATCTATGCCGCGTCCGGAAATTCTGGCCTCCTGCCACCAGACGCTGGAAAACTGCCTGATTGAGTCCACCCGCAATAGCATGGATGCTACTAATAAAGCGATGCTGGAATCCGTCGCAGCAGAGATGATGAGCGTTTCTGACGGTGTTATGCGTCTGCCTTTATTCCTCGCGATGATCCTGCCTGTTCAGTTGGGGGCAGCTACCGCTGATGCGTGTACCTTCATTCCGGTTACGCGTGACCAGTCCGACATCTATGAAGTCTTTAACGTGGCAGGTTCCTCTTTTGGCTCTTATGCTGCTGGTGATGTTCTGGACATGCAATCCGTCGGTGTGTACAGCCAGTTACGCCGTCGCTATGTGCTGGTGGCAAGCTCCGATGGCACCAGCAAAACCGCAACCTTCAAGATGGAAGACTTCGAAGGCCAGAATGTACCAATCCGAAAAGGTCGCACTAACATCTACGTTAACCGTATTAAGTCTGTTGTTGATAACGGTTCCGGCAGCCTACTTCACTCGTTTACTAATGCAGCTGGTGAGCAAATCACTGTTACCTGCTCTCTGAACTACAACATTGGTCAGATTGCCCTGTCGTTCTCCAAAGCGCCGGATAAAGGCACTGAGATTGCAATTGAGACGGAAATCAATATTGAAGCCGCTCCTGAGCTGATCCCGCTGATCAACCACGAAATGAAGAAATACACCCTGTTCCCAAGCCAGTTCGTTATCGCGGCTGAGCACACGGTACAGGCGGCGTATGAAGCACAGCGTGAATTTGGTCTGGACCTGGGTTCCCTACAGTTCCGCACCCTGAAGGAATACCTGTCTCATGAACAGGATATGCTGCGTCTTCGCATCATGATCTGGCGTACTCTTGCGACCGACACCTTTGACATCGCTCTGCCGGTTAACCAGTCCTTTGATGTATGGGCAACCATCATTCGTGGCAAATTCCAGACTGTATATCGCGACATTATTGAGCGCGTTAAATCTTCTGGTGCGATGGGGATGTTTGCTGGTGCTGATGCAGCATCTTTCTTCAAACAGTTGCCGAAGGATTTCTTCCAGCCAGCCGAAGACTATATCCAGACTCCGTATGTTCACTACATCGGTACCCTGTTCGGTAACGTGAAAGTGTACGAAGTACCTGCTGGTATTTGTAAGAACTTAACGACAGAGAACATTCAGTTCAGCTCGATGGATGTGCTGTGCTACGTCCGTGATGAAAATCCGGGTAAAGCAGGCTTCGTGACTGGTGATGCTGTCCCGGCTATCCCGTTCCAGCATCCGACCACTCCGGCGCTGGTCAACCGTACCACACTGTGGGGTTCGGCTATCAACGATATGCACCCACGCAACGGCGCTGATTACTTCACTCGTGTAACGCTGACAATGGCCAAAAAAGGCGGGCTTAACTTCATTAGCGGCGACACGATTGATGCCGGTGACTCTGAGTAATCAGGGGAAGTTCTCCGTTTAACATAGCGCCCCCGTGCGGGGCGCATAACAGGGAAAGTTATGTCTCAATATTCAATTCAACAGTCATTAGGTAATGCATCCGGCGTCGCTGTTAGCCCGATCAATGCCGATGCGACGTTATCTACCGGTGTTGCATTAAATAGCAGCTTGTGGGCTGGTATTGGCGTATTTGCGCGTGGCAAGCCGTTTACTGTTCTTGCGGTTACTGAGTCCAATTACGAAGATGTTCTCGGCGAACCGCTGAAGCCGTCTTCCGGCTCACAGTTCGAACCAATTCGCCATGTGTACGAAGCTATTCAGCAAACGTCTGGTTATGTTGTCCGTGCTGTTCCGGATGATGCGAAGTTCCCGATTATTATGTTCGATGAATCAGGCGAACCGGCTTACAGTGCGTTGCCATACGGTTCTGAAATTGAACTTGATAGCGGCGAAGCCTTTGCTATCTACGTTGATGATGGTGATCCGTGTATTTCACCTACCCGTGAGTTAACCATCGAAACGGCAACAGCGGACAGCGCGGGTAATGAACGCTTCCTCTTAAAACTGACCCAGACGACTTCGCTCGGCGTGGTAACGACCCTGGAGACACACACTGTGTCTTTGGCGGAAGAAGCGAAAGATGACATGGGCCGCTTGTGTTATCTGCCTACGGCTCTGGAAGCCCGTTCTAAATATCTGCGCGCGGTTGTTAATGAAGAGCTGATTTCGACGGCGAAAGTAACAAATAAAAAATCGTTGGCGTTCACTGGTGGTACCAACGGTGATCAGTCGAAAATATCAACAGCTGCGTACCTGCGTGCGGTGAAAGTGCTGAACAATGCGCCGTACATGTACACCGCTGTTCTTGGCCTGGGCTGCTATGACAATGCGGCTATCACCGCATTAGGTAAAATCTGTGCAGATCGCCTGATTGATGGCTTCTTTGATGTCAAACCGACATTAACGTACGCAGAAGCACTACCAGCTGTTGAGGATACCGGTTTACTTGGTACCGATTATGTAAGCTGTTCTGTCTATCACTACCCGTTCTCCTGCAAAGACAAATGGACCCAATCCCGTGTGGTCTTTGGTCTGTCTGGCGTGGCGTATGCGGCGAAAGCTCGTGGCGTCAAGAAAAACTCTGATGTCGGCGGTTGGCATTACTCACCGGCTGGTGAAGAACGTGCCGTCATTGCTCGTGCGTCAATTCAACCGCTGTATCCGGAAGATACCCCGGACGAAGAAGCAATGGTCAAGGGCCGTCTCAATAAAGTATCTGTTGGCACCTCTGGCCAGATGATCATCGACGATGCTTTAACTTGCTGCACGCAGGATAACTATCTGCACTTCCAGCACGTCCCATCCCTGATGAATGCAATCAGCCGTTTCTTTGTCCAGTTAGCCCGACAGATGAAGCATAGCCCGGACGGTATTACTGCGGCTGGCCTGACTAAAGGGATGACCAAACTTTTAGATCGCTTTGTCGCCTCCGGCGCTCTGGTGGCTCCTCGTGATCCTGATGCTGACGGTACAGAACCGTATGTGCTGAAAGTTACGCAGGCGGAATTCGATAAATGGGAAGTAGTCTGGGCCTGCTGCCCGACTGGCGTAGCCCGTCGTATCCAGGGCGTACCGCTGCTTATTAAGTAAGGGAATACAATGAGCAAAAACTTTTTTCAATCCGGGGCATTTTTGGGGAATGGACTGTCCCGTTTCGCTTTGAACTCTGATCCAGTGCAGCTGATGGAGTCTGCCCGAGCAAGCGCCGAACCGCCAACAGATCCGGTTATTAATAATCCGGAACCGGCGGCACAGACTAACGATAACGTTCCATCTGCCCCGGCTCCTGAGCAAATCCTGGAAGGGAAAGACGGTAAAGAATGGACCGTCGAACAGGCGCACCAGATGATTCTGGAAGCTGCAAATCGAAGTGCTATGCAGAATGCGTTGAGTGATGCGGCCGACGCCGTTTTCGCCTGGGCTGATAGCGGTGATCTGACTTTCGACTCCCTTGATGGTTTCGTTCAGGCTATCGCTGGTATCTCTGATGACGACGACTCCGAAGTTACAGAAGAACAGGACGATGCCTATAACGAAGCATGGGCAAATGTTGCTGACTTCCTCGCAGCATGCGGTGTAGATGATGACCTGATCGAAGCACTGGCTGACGATGAAGACGACGACGCAGCTGCTGATGTTGGTGCCTCTATCGCTGGTTTAGATAGCGACGACCGTGACGAACTGGAAGCGGCGTTTGTTGTTGCTGGCACTTCTGATGAAATGCTGACTGAAGCATTTAAGAAGGTTGTTCGTAACGGTGAGATCAAACTCATCCGTAAACGCCTGCGTAAAAAACGTCTGACTGCGGCTCAAAAATCGGCGCTGAAAAAAGCGCGTCGTAAAGCCCAGACCGGCGCGGCAAAACTGGCCCGCAAAAAGTCAATGAAACTGCGCCGTAAGCGCCTCGGCTAAAGGAGGAGGCCGGAGAACTCCGGCCTTTAACTTGAATGGCACCTATACCTTATGGGGTTTACAGCCAGGCTGACGGTGTATCGCCATTTCTGAAAGTTACTTTAACGAACTCTCAGTACCAGGTTACCGGATATATCAGCCAGGGGGCGGCAATGAACATGGCCCAGAATTGGGAAGCACCTTTTACTGGTATGTCCATGGGTTCTGTTGCTGGTGCCTTCAGTGGTTTTGCGCAGGTTGGTACTGAAACAACGTCTGTTGCTCGTTGGAACAGCTTAATGGTTTGGGAAGGGGGAACACCGCCGACTTTCACGCTGCCAGTAACTTTCATCGCTTTGTTTGACCCATTCACGGAGGTTTCAGGAGCTATCGCCGCATTGTCAGCGATGATTAGCCCGGAACTCAAAGATGCCAGTATTGGTGGTCGAATCCCGGAGCGTGTGACGCTAAACATTGGTCGCCGGATCAACATCATTGATGTCGCTATCCAGGACATAAGTTTCGATCTCGATGCGCCCAGGGACAGCAATGGGCATTTCCTGAAAAACACCGTCAACCTCCAGTTGACCGGTTCTTCGATATATAACAGCTCCGATATTGTTCGGGCGTTCCAGTAAAAGGATTTTATATGGGGCACAATAACACTAAGGGAAACCGTAAATTTATTAAGGGCCGCTATACTGCCAACGCGGCCAAAGGCGAACGACTGGTATCTTCTGAATTCCAGCTCACTTTTGCAGGCCATGAAGATATCAGCGTACTGGTTCGCACGTCGCAAATTCCTGAAATGACCCGCGAGGATGTGGAGGACTATGGTCCGAATGGTGTGAAGTTCAACCAGCACGGTCCAATTCGAAACTCTGGGGAAATCCAGGTCCAGTGCGTGGAGACTATCGAAGGCGATATTCTTCAGTTCATTAAAGATCGCATTGCGGCGAAGGACTATGTTGATATCACGATGGCTGCTACCCCTGAATCCAAATCTTCCGGGGTTAACGCTGTGACAAAAGCTGCTACAACAATTGAAATGTTGGACTGCAAAATCTACAGTGATGCAATCGACTTTAGTACCGAAGATGTGACTGCCGCTGTGCGCCCGTCACTTCGTATCGTCTACAACTGGATTGAGTGGGATTAAGAGTCATCCCTTGTATTTTAAAGCTCCTTCGGGAGCTTTTTTATTTGGAGAGGAAAGGGTGCATTGAGGATACCTGACACACGAAGAGTGGCGAGGATCTCTCCCCGCCAGGTCTCTTACCTTTCAGATTCGTAGGCTGTGAAGACAGTGACCTCCGTCTGGCCGGTTCGGATTCGTACCTCGCAGAGGTCTTTCCTCGTTACCAGTGCCGTCACAATGACGGTTAAACAGATGACGATCAGAGCGATTAATATCGCTTTTTGCTGCTTCATAGCCTGCTTCTCCTTGACCTGTTGGTCGGTAAGAGGCTAATCTACGTATGCTAAGCATAGATATTGCCTCAGATTAATGTTAAGCGTCTTGCAGGACGCGTAATGTTATCTGGGGCTTTCTTCTATCTGCTTTTCGGGTAATGCCTGAAGCAGATAGCCTCAAGCACCCGCAACGATTGTATCAATGTCTGGCTTTTTTTCTATAGAAATCACCGGGAAGGGTGAATATCCACATCAGAAGAAATGTTGCAGCGAACATGATCCCTAATGGCCAGACCGCGCCAAAGAAAATCCATACTAAGATCTCCTCTGCTCGTTCTTTGCGGTCGATATCGACAAGCATTTTTCGGCTGATCATGTATACACAGAAGCCAATACAAACATATCCTGCAAAAGCGATCGCTAACTGTAAAAAATCAGATTGCATCTCCGACCTCAAACTGAAAACGCCAGGTGACTCCAGATTAGAGCAATCTATCACCCCCTGAATCCTGCCGGTATACCCCATTTTTCGTTATCTTTATTTTTGGCTAAAATCGCATTAAGAGCTTCGTTTACCGTCATGCAATGCGGCAAATTATCGAAGTTTGATACCCCGCCAATATCAGGAGAACGCTTGTTCTTCAGGTAAGCATATTTCCGCGCTGCCGCCTCTACTTTCTGCTTGAACTCATGTTTTTGAGCGCGTTTTTTGGATAACCGCAGATTGTCAGCCTTTGCTTTTGCCTCAGCGATCCATGAAGTCAATTTTTTGAGTCTGCTCGTTCCGGCACCGCCGGAAACTGATCTTTTTGTTTTTTAACTTGTGACTTCTTATTCTTTATTGCCACGTCATCCTGACAGGGGGAGGGGGTATCATTTTGACATGGGGGTGTGGATAAAAAATTAATAAAGCCAATGTCTTAGCGAGAACAGCTTTAACCTTGGTTGCCGCTGAAGAGATCTTTAATTTGCTTTCAATCAGCGCATTTTTGGCTTGTTGTGCGAAGGCCAAAAAGGATGGTGTAAACCGGTACAGGTTAGCGCGACGTTCATGGTGATCGCCGATAACAATCTCTACAGACAGAATTCCTTTGTTTACAGCTTCACGGAATGCACGAACGACGGTTGATTGGCTATAACCAGTTTCTGCCGCGATCAGGCGGTGAGGCTTGTGAATGAAGTATTCACTGGTTGTTGCCGCTAGATTTGCACATTGCGACAGGATATGCCCGGCGCTACGGGATAGACCGGAGTGTGTTACAAAGCAGGCCAATTCATAGCCAGAAAAAGTAAAATCGCTCATCGTTATACAGCTCAGGAAAGTGACTTTAGCCAGCATTACAATGCTGGTGGTTCTTACTACGTCTGTTAGCGCGTTGCCGCGACAGGTACCAGCACACCAGCATCAAGCAATCGCTTCATCAGCCACTGCTGACCTTTGCCGGTTATACGAGTCGTGAAAGAAATCCTGCTTCCATTGCTTGTATCGATCACGGTTTCTTTAAGGGTGAAATACCCACGGGATATGTATTCTTGTTTGGGGACGTTCCTGCGTTCACCGGTTGCGATCAGAATTCCGTTATCACGCAACCAGGTGAAGAGATAGTTTTGGCCCAGACCGAGCACTTTGGCATAGTTGCCGATTAGAACCCCGCTGGCGGTAGCAACGCGTTCGGCGAATTCGACTTTAGGTGCATCCATAAGCATTTTTTGCTCCAGCCGTTGCTTTTGCTCTGCCAGGTCGGCAGCCAAACGGAGAGCTTCAGGGAGACTCTGCGGAATAGCAGGTTGTAATCTTCCGGCTCGATAGTCGATAAATGTCTGGTTTACCTTCAGCCGAAACGCGGGAGAAATCCAGCCTGCGTACTCCACAGCGAGCAATTCATGGGCAAAAGTGCCGCCGCCACGGCCTTCGAACGAAACTATGCAATTCTGCATAGTTTCTTTTTCTAAGCTCTTCGATGAGCTGTTTGGCTGACAGCGTTCTTAGCCATTGAGCTGGCGCTTTATGGGCACCGAGTCCGCTCGCTCTGTGTAGAGCATTAAGGTTGTAACGGCCAGCGCGGTCGGTCGTAATTTCAACACCACAAATAACAGGCAGAGTGGTTGAAGGATCGACATTTTGATGAAGGTTTGATATATTCATATCCGCATTGAATGTTTGTTGCATTTTTTCTCCAAATTTGCATCAACCTTCAATCACCAGCTCGAAATGGTGATTCTTTGCACTTAGAAAACGAAATTTATTAGAGCAAATTTTTCTGACTCGATCCAGATCGGGTTGGTCGATCTGCTCAGAAACCTGCCAGTTTGCTGGCAGGTTTTTTCTTTTGTTAACCTATTGCTACTGGTTTTAACAAACCAGCATCAAGTAGCTTGCGAGTTAACCACTGCTGGCCTTTACCCGTTAATTGGGGCGTCAGCCGTATCTGGTAGCCATTTTCATCATCCAGCACCACTTCTTTCACCGTGAAATACCCGGCGTTAATGTACTGCTGGCGCGGTACGTTTTTGCGCGCACCAAAAGCCATGAGAATGCCGTTCTGGCGCAACCATGAGAAAAGGGCGTTTTGCTTAAGTCCAACGACCTTTGCAAAGTTCCCGATCAGGATTCCATTAGCCACTGATACCCGGTCGGCAAAATCGACTTTAGGGGCTGCGGCCACCAGCTGTTGTTCCAGCTGCAATTTCTGTTCTGCCAACTCGGCAGCCAGGCGTAGGGCTTCTGGTAATGTTTGGGGGATCGATGGGGTAGGGGAGTTTGCCTGCTGCAATTCTTCCAGTTTGTCGATCAGCGAACGGCGGACCGCTTTCGATTCGCGCGCGGCGACTCGCAGGGCTTGTTTGTAGGTCATGGTTATGACAACCATAGGCGTACCGCCACCTGGCGGCACGGTTGCACTTTTTGTGTAACCGTCCTCACCTTCTAATTCGTCGAGTATTTTTTCGATGAATTTGTTGTTCCGAACCTCTGGTTCCCCACATAACTTACGCGCTTCATTGACCATCTTTAACAGTGTCAGGCTGTCGATTGTGTCTCCGGTGGTGGGGATGACATTCACGGCTGGTGCTGGCGTTGCTGAAGCAACAGGTGCTGGTTTTTTAACATTCAAATTATTACTGGTCATTCTATGTGCCTCCTTTCTCATTTCTGCTGCCACCGTTGCGTAACGTAGACGTCCTTGTTCAATCAAATAATCCCTGATCTCGGCTATCAGTAGCCTGTTGATCACAGCCTTATCTGTTCGGGTATAAAAACGCCTGGTTATCATGAAATAGTTGGCAATTGCGCCGGGGATCTCCCGTGTCGGTATACAGGCAGTATGCAGGGCGATCGCTTCGGCTATGTCATTACGGGTGACGAGAGGTCTTTTCATAAACCCCCCTGAACGTCGGCAGAGAAGGGGAGGCTCCAGTAACTAAGTGAATTGCGCGAGTTAGTTGAAAAACGGGCAGTAAAAATGCAGGGGCCATCAGGCAATTGAGAGCGTGCTTCGTCTTCAGTTGCTGCGATAACGAAGTGATAGTGGTGTTTTTTACAGGAATAGAAACGCCAGATGAATTCTGGGCGTGCGCAAGGATTGGCATTAACCATAGTTACGGCCTCATTCGTAGGTTTAACAACCTGCGCCCCGCTGCTAAACGGGTGGCAGGACGTGACGGGGTTAGCAGACTGGCACGAATGAAACCAGCAGGCCGAAGCCTCCCCATCACGCCCCACCATAATTCGGGCGTAACGTGGTTTTACGGACACAAAAATACCGCAATATCGGATATCTGCGGTTGTCCGCATTCGTATTCAGGCTGCTAAACCCGGTCGCAGAATTTGCTACGACGGCGGAACTATAAGCCTGAACGATTAAAAGGTCAATATGATGCGAAAAGATAGCATTCGCGACTTAAAAATACAAATTTATTAGAGCATTAATTGTATAACAAATACACAAATGGATCTAATAACCTCTTTTTTTAAAGGCGAAAATATGTACCCTAAATGGGTTATAAGGCAGGTGAGGTTATAATGAGAAAACTATTACTACCGTTATTATTTATGGCTGGGACTGTTAATGCAGCATCAAGCGTAAAGGAGATTTGTACCGATTATACGAAATACCTTGGGCACGTTTACGGCTTTGCTGTCAGTCAAGATGAATCCATGCGCAAGAAGTTACTGTCAGATATGAAACGCCTTAAACTTTCTGAAGCGATGGTGCAGCAAGAACTGTATAAAGTCGCAACCAACGAAAATGCTAAATATCAATATTCTCGCCTGTTAAATCCCGACGCAAACGAGATCAATCGAAGCTCTTTCGATTATATGGTAAAGGCATGCGAAACCGCTCCTGATTTTGCTATTCCTAGCTGGGGTGTGCTGGTGGCGAGCAATGCCGTTAATAAAGAAGACGTTGGAAGAAATGGCATTGATTCAATCAGAAACTCCCCGGGAATGCGCCATCAAAACGTTCAGGGTACGCTTGAAGAACGGGCCAGGGGGCCGGGTACAAACTCCCCAATGGGAAACCTCTCCCCGGAGGAATTGCAAGAGTATAACCAACGGATGGAGCAGTATGAGAACGCTGCACGCGAAAAAATGGAACAACAAAAAAACGGATCTCTTAATACTTTCCAGCAAGGTTTAAAAGCGCTTAATTTACCCTATGAATGGTGAATATATGGTGGTTAACTAATTAAAATATTAATATCCAAAGGAGATAAATTAATGCGCATCAAACGATTTTTACTAGTTCTTGCTTTGCTTACTCCGTTTTCATCAATGGCAAATGTAAGCAAATGGTCAACCGGCGAGACTCATGGTGTTCGTTCTTATGCTGTTTCCAGCAAAGATAATTATACGCTTACATTTGAGTGCGATGTTGGATTTAATAATACGGATCCCAATCAAGTAGGAACACGACTACTCACTCTCATGAAAACAGAACCTGGCGGTGAGTCATTTGATGCTAAAAAAGAACAAATAACGCTGAAAGTTGGTGATGATGAATATCCTATCAGTTCTATCGGTTCCTCTGTGGGTGATAGTTACTGGTATGGTTTTTGGTCAGATACCCCTGATATGGAAGTTAAAACATTCGATGCATACGTAGACGGAAAAAAAATCGCAACATTTACGCTACGTAAGGCCGCAGAGCTTTTCAACGCGGCACCTGAAGATGGCTGCCTGAAGCGCGCAAAATGACCTGTCACAAATGACTACTCGTAGAATCGGTTAACACACCAGATTCTACGAGGTTTCAATGACACCACGACAATTACTCGAAGACGTCAAATCCCGCTTCACACCTTTGATTGCGGATGAACCTGCCTTACTGGAATCCCTGCTAAGAAAAGCATTGGGAACCTACCAGGATAGGGCGGGGCACATCAAGCGGATACGCTTCACCGATCAGGCCAGTAAATCACTTGCTTGCCCAGCTGATTTTCTTGCGCTCGTATCGGTTACAGATCACACCGGCGATCTTGTCTACTCCGATGTTTACGATGGGAATATCGAGCTTGAAGATACCCATCGAGCGGTATACCCACTGAATGTGTCATATCTGGCTAATTTGCGTGATATGGATCTGGATAATGGGGAAGTGCCACCTGAAATCATTGGATTACTTTCTGACTATCTGGAAGTGTTAATCGCGATACCTAACACTGATCGCCTGCGAAGAATATCTATCGCGGGGAAACTCGATGCCAGCAATTTATCCGACGAGAACACGCTGTATCAGCGAAAGCTGGATCTGGAAGAGAAAATGAGCGCAACAAGGGCAATTATCCCGGGAATTGTTCTTTTCTCATCCATGTTGAAATGAGGGAGCTGATATGGGGCTTAATGTTGCTTCAGTAAAGTCTTATGTATCTTCGGCATTAACGACGACATTATTTGGCTCCGGCGTTGGTGAGCGGGAAGTTGGTAAGCTGACGTCAATCATCATGAACAAAATGTTGTTCGCGCAAGGATGGCAGTTCTCTGTCGAAGTTGATGGACTGGAGGGGGCAGACTTCTTTGCCAAAGACATTACCTACCACGATTACAGCATCGAATATGAAACGATTAAAATCGGCGGAGGGAATATCCTTCAACCAACGGAGCGTTCGCCTGGGCAGATAACAATGATGGTCAGGGATACCGTTGATGGCCTCGTTTTGGACTGGTTTAAGACGGCAAAAAGTCGGGTGATTAATCCAGACGGTACCGGGAATATACCGTCTAAATATTTGCTCAATGTGCGTATTTATCGGTTGCTGTCTTCCGGCTTAACCAAACTGGAAAATGAGATGACTGTATTCCCTGTCACTACCGGCGATGTCACCTATGCGCGGGATCAGGTTACGGAATTTAAGTCATTCCCAATGACCTTCGCATTGCACAGCACGTTTAACCAATCCTCAAGTTCTTTGGCTTCCCTTCTGGGCTTTAGTTTTTCTCTTTGAATTAAGGAGCAAGGATGCTTTTACCCCTTTTCCCGCTACCATCGCGGCCAACTGAATTGATCCAGTTCCGTCAGCCAAATATTGCTGATGCGATGCGTTTCAACTCGATAACACCGGAGGAACAAGAACAACAGACAACGGCGTATTTAAAAGCCTTGCTGGCTGAACCCGCGAAATATGATCCCCTGACATGGACGGCGCAGGACCGGATTACCGCGTTATGGTGGATATTTACTGGCTCCCGTGAAACACCGGTCGAGACATTCACCTACACCTGTAAACATTGCGGTAAAGAGCATTATTACGATTGCGATATGAATGCTCTGGCTGAAGATATCCAGGTCCTGGAAGTGGAACCGTTCATTGACGATATTGAGGTGTCTGTAGAGGGCGTGCCTTATCAATGGCGTATCGTGCCGCTTGATGGTTGGGCAATGGAAATGCTGGAGATGCGCCGTGCAGCATTGCCACCTGAAGACGACGCGGAATTCAAAGAAGCGATCGTTGATTTGCGTTTTTGGGAATTCGCTTATCAGTGTGAACTTTATAACGATGTTAGCGGTACTCGTGAAGAGCAGGCTGAGCGTCGTTATGAAACGATCAAACGGATGGCCATTGATACTGAATTTATGAAGCTGGCGGCACACATCCGGCTGGCTCATGAAAAGCTCGAACATGGTTTACCGTGCTACATCGATAAAGGCGAAATGCGTCTTCGTCTCCCGCCGCACAAATGCCCAAACCAGGATACAAAGGAGTCCACAGAGGGTGCGTATACCCGTCTGTGGGTGCCCTTTCGGGCTACCGACTTCATTCCACAGGTGGGGATTGAAAAGCTATCAGACCTTAGTGTCCAACCTGGTTTTGTATGGGGGTATACCGATTCAGGACGCTGAAAGGCTCACTGAATCCTATGCGTTTTTCCTGTTGGAGAAACTGGAAGAAAAACTTAAACCGAAGCGGTAGGCGATAAGATCATGGAAAGAAAAAACGCCAACATTGACGATGTGATAAGGACGGTTGAAACCGCCAGCGCAAAAGAGCTGGAAGAGCTTGCAGGTATTCGGGAAGCCGTTGAAGATTTGAAAGGGGGGCGAGTTGCTACAGTTGATCCTGTCTCTCGCAGTGTGTCGGCATTAAATCGCACAATCGAAAATTCCCGGCCAGACTTTGTGGCCAATGCGCCATCAGTGGACCCTATTGTTGAGGCAATGAAACGGCTTAATTTAGGGGACGTTTCTCGTGTAGTTCAGGAGGATGTTGCTCTACAGGAACCGCAGGCCAAATCAACTACGCGAAAGGGTAAAAAACGACGCAAGAAGGCTATAACAGAAGATGTAAAGGCGCAACGTACCGAAGCAGCCGAACACGCTCGCGAAATGTTCGGTCAAAAAGGCGGTGCGCAAAAAAGCCAAAACCAACGCGATGCGCGTGGTCGTTTTATTGGAAAGTCAGGGAGTAAGGCCGCAGCGGAAGATGCCCGTGCTGAACGTGCTGAAAAGGCCAGGCGCAAAGAGGATGATGAGCGTCTAAATGCTGAATCAGGTTTATTAAAAAAACTGTCAAAAGTAGCTGAAGGCATAGGTAACCCTTCAGAGACTCGTGCCGTCGATGCGTTAGGTTATGCCGTTGCTGGTCCATTGTGGGCCGCAGGGAAGGAGCTTGGCGGGATATCAAAAGAAGTTGGTGGATCGCTTAATGGTGCCAGAAAGTCTATTGCCGATGTGATTCGTGGCAATGACGATAACAGCCGTAGAAAAGGTTTTTTTAGGCGTAAATCGCAAAATAGTGCCGATGTCGTTCAGGTTAACACCCAAAAACGGACGGTTCAGGAACTTCAGGATCAGACCAGCGAAATTAAAGAGGGCAATGACAAGATTCTCAGCGCCCTTGATCAGATAGCCAAAAACACCGGGAAAAAGAAGGGCGGCTTGCTGTCCAAATTATTTAGCCTGTTAGGGAAGGGGGCCGGTGGCGTCGCGTCGTTGTTAATGGGGCGTGGCATGCTGAAAAAAGCTGGAGCACTCGCTTTTGGCGCTCTGGGGGCAAAGAAACTTGTAGGAATGCTACGCGGTGGTGGCAAGAAGACTCTCGCCCATGAAGGCGGAGATTTGGCTGCCCGGGCAGCAGGTAAACTTGGATTAAAGGCAGTTGGTAAAGGGGCGTTACGCGCAATTCCCCTAGTCGGCACAGTGGCTGGAGGTATTTATGATGCGGTAACCGGTTGGAATGATACAGAAGCGCAACGTCGAGCGTTTGGGCTTAAATCAGGACAAGATCCATCATTCCAGCAAAAAGCCGCTTATACGTTAGCTAATGTTCTTGATATGGGGGGACTGGTATCTGGTATTAGCAGCGCCATTGGTGAGGTTCTCAAATCACTTGGATTTGAGGATATCGGCAATATGTTGCAATCATTTTCGACGGAAAGTATTGCCCAGGCCATTGATAGCGGGGTTACCAACTTAGAAACATATATTTCTAACCTTGGCGACACCATTTCTACCAAGTTCGATGATTACACAGCAAAGATTGGTGATGCTGTTTCAGCATGGTTTAGCGATACATCTAATAAGTTGCTTGAAAAGCTGGATGCCATAAAAGACTTCTTTACTGTCGATAACCTGAAACAGGTTTTCAGTGATGCAATTGATAGTGCAATTGACTTCATTAAGAACCCAGGGAAACACATTAAAGAGGCGGCTGGTAATATTTGGGATGGGGTTAAAAATTTACCCGGTAAAGCATTAGATGCAGCGGTTGATGCCGTTAAAAATACCCCTGCGGCAATGATTGTATCAAAAATACCCAATCCGATCGGCGAGGCTAATGCAAAAGAAATCACTCCAGAGTTAAAAGCTCCGGTTAATAGCCACCAGGAGACATCTGATTCTAAAACTGAATCCGATGCTAAACAGACTAATATTGCTACCCGCGTGATAAATGCGGCACTGGACACGGCGAAAGATAGCAATAAAACAGTTAAAGAAACTGCCAATCAGATTATCAATGCAAATGCCGTAGAAACGGGCAATAGCGCGGTGCGGAAAATTGATTCAGCTATTGGACAAAATAGCTCGTCATCATCGTCGCGTAATACCACCGGCACTGGGAATGACATTCAGAAAGCTGCTGATACCTACAATAATGGCAACTTAGATGTAAAAGTCGGAAGCCTTGGCGCTGAAGGTAAGGCAAATCTCGATAAGTTAGCTCCGTATTTTGCTGAACTGGAGAATAAATATGGTCTTCCTGAAGGCACTCTTTACGCGATTGCTGCAACTGAATCTGGTGGTAATCCGTACGCAAAATCCCAAACTGGTGCTCTAGGAATGTTTCAGTTCACGGGCATTGCTCGTGAAGAGACTGGCTTAGCTGAAGGTGAATCGTTTGATCCTGTGAAATCGGCAGAAGCTGCGGCTCTTCTCATGAGCAAGTATCTGAAGCAAGCCAATGGAGACTTAAACGAGGCCATCACTGCATATAACGCTGGGTTTGGCACTATTAATAAGTGGAAAAAAGGCACCGGTGACTTATCGAAGGAAAACCGTGAGTACGCGATCAAGGTCAATACTCATCGTGCTCGCTATTTAGGTGGTGAAATCTATACACCTGGGGCAGGAGCACAGGGTGGGGCGCAATATGGAGTGAGGGAACCACTACCTGATAACGCCGTTATCGATCAGTCTACTGGTCTGGCGTTTACCCCTGGTGATAGCCCGTTTGAGAAAGGCGGTTTGGTAGACAAAATCGGCAATGCTGTTGGCGTTAACGATCTGGTCAACAAATTCATGAATGGCCGGGGTATGCGTCGGGAAGTCGTTCAGGGAACGCTCGAAGAACGTGCACGAGGGAAGGGGACCGCAACAGCAGCTGGCAATGTGTATGTTGATACTCCGATGCCAGTTGAAGAGGCGCGTCCGGTGGCCAGCAACTCAAGTTACTTTGACCAACTCGGCGCACAAATGGGGATTGATGGACTATTCGATAAACTCCGCAACTCGCCGGGGATGCGGAAAAATAATGCGCCTGAACCAGCCTCCACGTCCCAGGTGACGACTGCCGCCAACGATTTGCAGCAACCAACCGGTCGTATGCAGATAGACGGGCAGGTTATTAGTGACCTTGGCGGTTCCGGTGCCAAGCCGACAATGCAGTTGGCTGATAATACCGTTTCACTTGATGGTGAAACGAAGCGGCTGTTTGCGCAGATGACCTCATTGCTTGCCAGGATTGAAGAGCACACCAAAGACTCGGCGAAAGGCCAGGGAACTGTCGTAAAGGTCAGCACGCCTCAGCCGGGCGTTATGCGCACGGTACCACTGTCAATTGATGATCCGTTGATGAATGACTACGCGAGAGTTGATTGATGGCCAACAATAATGAAATTGATCCTTTGCTGACGCTGGAGTTATCCGGCGTAAAAACGTATGAGTCCCAGGAGGAGGCCTGGGGCGCTCGTTTATATGAGTGGCTAAACACTTATCAGGGTGAGGTATACGGAGATCCGTCATGGGGCAATGTTTTACCGCAGTTTAAACACGAACCGACCAACTTGTCGCATGTTCAAATTGCGGTTGAGGCAATGCTGTTGCAAAAACTGACGGTAGATTTACCTGACATACCGATTTCTGGCTTGTCAGTAGCCGAGGGAGATGCTTTTGATAAGTTGAAAATATCCATTCGTATCAGGGATATAACTATCACACAGGACGTGGTGCTATGAGTAAAACAACACCGACTAAAGACAGTATTCGTGCAGAGTTTGAAGAGCTTGTCGAGAAAGATTCATTCTGGTCGAAGTTTGTCGGCTCTCAATTTGTCTCGATGCTGACATTGTTTATTACCCAGATTGTCTACAGGTGCTTTCAGTATGCCGATGCGGCGCTGGCTGAAGGCTTTATATCGACCGCGACGCGGCGTTCCTCTATCCTGGCAGCGGCAGAAACGAATAGTTACGTTGGTACCAAGCCAACACCGTCATCCGGGATGGTTGAGATCACAGCCACAAGTGAAGATGCTCCAGCGGTAATCCCCAAAAACACGCCTTTAATATCTGACGACCAGTACCCTTACATGACTATGGATGTATGCAGGTTGGTTGACGGCACCGGTACGGTAGAAGTGGCACAGTTGGAAATCCAGGAGGTGACATATACCGTTACGGCAGCCAAAGAATTTCTGGAAGTCGTGTTATCAAAGGCTCTCACTGCTGTCTGCTATAAGCTGGAAGTATTCGTGACGACCGATGGTAAGACCACGCAGTGGTCTTCCAGCACTATGTTCCGGTTAGCCGGTAGTAAAAGCCAGGTCTACGTTGAGTTTTATAAGCCATCCGAGCAGTTGGGGGTTCGATTCGGTGATGGGCTAATTGGGCAAATACCGCCAGAAGGCTCGACCATTACACTTAAGGTATGGTGCACCAACGGAGATATAACCCTGGTTGCTGGCCAAAACCTGACTCCTGTCGATTCTGCGGCTAATTTAGCTAATTTGATTTCAGTTAAGACAACGACACCCATAACCGCAGGTACCGATGCCGAAACAACGGAGATCACACGTAATCGTGCACAATATTACCTTGCCTATGATGATCAGGTCGTATGGGGCGGGGACTATACGTATTTTCTGGTGCGTAACATCCCGGGACTGTCCTGGGTAAAGGCATGGGGCGAAGGCCAGCAAGAGAAATTAGATGGTGCTTATAATGTTCGGAATATCAATAAGATATTTATTTCAGGATGGCATCCAAACAAAAGCCAGTCAGAGCTTGAAGAAATGATCCTGGCTGCCTTTAAGAAGGTGCCGAATGAGTTGAACAAGAAATTCTCGTATAAAGAGGTCAGAAAACTACCCTTTAAGATCACCATCACTGGGCGGATATCGGCAAGCCTGACCATTGAGAACGTGACTGATGAGCTGAAGTCGGCACTGGAAACAAAATTTGGGCGTGACTCAACTTTCTTTGATCCGAACCGTGTCGGCAAGTACATCCTAATCAAGAAAAAAGACGTTTGGGCATTTATCGAAACGCTGGGTTATTTCCGCGACTTTTATCTGGAATTTGTCGAGTGGAATGAGTCCAACGGCTTTTACGATTTCGTTTATCTGGATACAGAAAACTCCACCTTTAATATTTCGTATGAGGAGGAGTGATGCAGCGTTCCTGGTTTAATAACCGGCTTACATCAGCTAAGCAAAAGTCATTGCTCTATAAATCATTAGCTGATTTGGTTCAGTCAATGATGGATACCTTTGTTGACCCATGGTTGGAGAGAATTACCAACCGGAAGTCTATTTTTTCCATGAGCAAGGAGGATCTGGAGACCAGGACAAATGAACTTGGCCAGTTCTTTACTATCAGAACGTCGAACTCATCTTCCGTTCCGATGTTGTTACAACAGCGTCTTGATGAGATTCACTTTAAGGGGACTGAACGCCCTATAAACCAGACAATTTACCGCGAATTTAACGGTATTTCTGTTTTATGGGATCCGATATATGCACCGGTGGACCTTGAGCGTCATCCCTATGGCACGGTTCTAATACCAGAAAGCACACTGGAGACTACCGGCGGCACATTCGGCGAGATGTTTCTGACTTCCAGAGGGATGATCAGTATTCCCATAAACGACCTGGCCCGGACAATGGGGATTACTGGCACGATAGATCAGTCCGCAATTACAGAAGAAATTCTCAGAAAGTTTAATCAGTTCGTAAAGCCTCTACTGCCACTGCATATAGTGTTTGATGGGCTTACGCTCTATTTGTCGGTTGTTGTAAATGAACACGCCGACATGATCACTTTGAACGAGATTTCTGATACCGAAAAAGCGTACTGCTGGTTTGAAACTTCGGATACAACTTCGCTTACTGGAGTTACCTCGATTAGCGCCCCGATCACTGCAACGCCGGGCGGCACTATTGTGAAATCGACGCCTACGTTTGATCGCACCCGCGCAGATGATTTGCTGCTGGATAGCGATGCCTGACAATCACCCCGTCCGCAGGGCGGGGTGACAAGTTACTTATCTTACAATGAGGCTTCACAACATTGATTAGGGAAAATCATGTCTGACGTCTCAACAAACCTCTATAAGAGTCAGTTGTTGGACTATTACTATCAGCGGCGCGCTGAATCGTCCATTAACAAAGGCTCTCGATTTTTAATCAGCAAGGCCGTTTTCGGTACCAGTTCGCTGGTTACTAAGAAAGGAGATGGCACTTATGAGATTGGAGAACTGCCAAAGGCTTTCGATCTGGCAGAACTAACCAGTCAATTTTGCACCATCAACCTCGTGCCAACCTACTCAGGTGGGATAATTACTGTCCGAATGGACCTTGATCAAAGCCAGTTGCAGGAAGGGAAAAACTACCCATTCAACACTCTGGTTGTACTGGATAACGAGAACAAGCCAATCGCCATTATTTGTGTCCAGGAAGACTCGCTGTATGTGGGCAAAACATATACCGCAGTTATGGCCATAAACACGACTACAGCATAAGGATATGCTTGATGAATGACGTTACAGTTGTTACATCGGTTACTTACCCATCACCCGAGTCGTTGGCTCTGGTGGCTGATGTGCAATACCACGAACCATATCTGTCAGCCGCGCTAAACCGAAAATTCAGGGGGATTGTTGACCCGGGATTTTATGCCGGTTTCTTACCTAAGCCTGGCGGTGGGATGAACCTGTTAATCACCTCAGTGGATGGTGATAAAACTGCTGGCGCTGCGTCAGTTGATATTGGTGAATTCTACCAGGTAACTATTCAGCATCGTAAGGATATTTCTCTTGCACTTAGCGCAGGTAAGAAATATGCAATTGTGCTGAAGGGAAGATATCTCCTTGGAGGGGATACCTATCAGGTTAATACAGCGTCACATATTCATGCGGCTGAATTTGTTACCAGAACCTATACCGATTCATATCAGTTGGGAGATGGGGAACTGCTTGTTTGTACGGTGAATATCCCTGCTGGCGTATCTGCCATTACCCAGGAGATGATTGATACATCCGAGCGTATTAACCGCACGATCGGCATTGATATTTCAGACTCTGTAACCAGTACCAGAAGTGATGTTGCTGCAAGTTCGCTGGCGGTTAAAAAAGCCTACGATCTGGCAAAAAGCAAGTATACGGCGCAGGATGCAAGCACAACGCAAAAGGGATTAGTTCAGCTCAGTAGCGAAACTAACAGCGACAGCGAAACAATGGCGGCGACCCCTAAAGCCGTTAAGTCTGTAAAAGATCTTGCTGATACCAAAGCGCCAATAGAAAGCCCGAGTCTGACAGGAACGCCAACCGCGCCGACGGCAGCGCAAGGTACAAACAGCACGCAGATCGCAAATACAGCCTTTGTTAAGGCAGCTATAACTGCACTTATCAACGGTGCGCCTGGCACACTGGATACGCTGAAAGAAATAGCGGCTGCGATCAATAACGACCAGAATTTCAGCACAACTATCAACAATGCCTTGGCTCTCAAAGCGCCTTTGGCAAGCCCTGCATTAACGGGTGTCCCTACTGCGCCGACCGCCGCACAGGGCACAAATAATACGCAGATTGCTACGACCGCTTATGTAAGAGCTGCCATATCCGCATTGGTTGGTTCATCACCAGAAGCTCTTGATACCCTGAATGAGCTTGCCGCAGCACTTGGCAATGACCCGAACTTTGCGACAACAATGACAAATGCGCTGGCAGGCAAACAGCCTCTGGATGCAACTTTAACCGCGCTCGCTGGCCTTGCGACTGGTGCAAACAAACTGCCTTATTTCACCGGTAAGGATACGGTAGCGCAGACTGATTTAACGTCAGTCGGTCGCGATATTCTGGCTAAAACAAGCACACTAGCCGTTATCCAATACCTTGGTTTAAGAGAACTCGGTACCAGCGGTGAAAAGATCCCCCTGTTGAGCACGGCTAACACATGGAGTGCGCGCCAGACTTTCAACGGCGGGATCACCGGGGCGCTGACAGGGAACGCCGACACCGCGACGAAATTAAAAACAGCCATAAACATTAATGGCGTCAGATTCGATGGTTCGGCTGACATTAATATCAATACTCTGGTATCTCGCGGTCGCGTAACGGCCCTGGAGGCGAATGCACAGGGAACATCCGGGATTCAGCTGTATGAGGCATACAACAATGGCTACCCTTCCCCCTATGGCAATGTGCTTCACCTTAAAGGTGCCACCGCTGCTGGCGAAGGTGAGTTATTCATTGGCTGGAGTGGCACGAGCGGTGCCCATGCGCCCGTACATATCCGTTCGCGGCGGGATACTGATTCTGCCAACTGGTCTGAATGGGCGCAGGTCTATACGTCAAAAGATTCCGTTCCCGGCGTTAATGCCAAAGGAAACCAGGATACCTCTGGTAATGCGGCTACAGCGACTAAATTGCAGACGGCGTGTACTATCAACGGTGTCTCGTTTGACGGTTCTAAAAACATTGAGCTAACGGCGGAAGATTTAAATCTTGAGCAAACCGTAGAATTAGCCGCAGGAGCATTACAGAAAAACCAGAACGGCGCAGATATTCCAGGAAAAGATACCTTCACAAAAAATATTGGTGCATGTCGCGCTTTTCACAGTTCTATTAGTACAGGAGCAGGGAATTGGACAACGGCACAATTGATTGAATGGCTGGATTCTCAAGGGGCATTCAATCACCCATACTGGATGTGCAAATGTTCATGGTCATACGGCAATAATAAAATTATTACCGATACTGGCTGTGGAACTATTCATCTTGCAGGTTGCGTTATTGAGGTTATGGGTAATAAAGGTGCCATGACCATCCGTGTAACAACGCCAAGCACTTCCACCGGTGGCGGAACCACTAATGCGCAATTTACGTATATAAACCACGGTGGAGATTACGCACCAGGCTGGAGGCGTGACTACAGTACCAAAAATCAGCAGCCTGCATTTGCTTTAGGGCAGACAGGAAGCACTGTTGGAAATGACAAAGCTGTTGGATGGAACTCAATTAGTGGCGTTTATAATGCGACTATTGGTGGAGCATCAACATTGATTCTTCACTTTAATATGAATGCGGGGAGTTGCCCTGCTGTTCAGTTCCGTGTGAATTATAAAAATGGCGGTATTTTTTATCGCTCAGCGCGAGATGGTTACGGATTCGAAGCTGACTGGTCAGAATTCTACACCACAACACGTAAGCCATCAGCAGGAGATGTTGGTGCATATACCAAAGCAGAATGTAATTCACGATTTATTACAGGTATTCGATTAGGTACAAAATCGTCAGTGCAAACATGGAATGGTCCTGGTTGGAACGATAAATCTGGTTATGTTGTTACTGCCTCAATCAACTCAAATAAGGACGAACTTATTGATACAACTCAGGCAAGACCTGTGCAGTATTGTATCAATGGCACTTGGTATAACGCGGGAAGTATTTAATTATGCAGCATTTGAAAAACATCAGATCCGGAAATCCAAAAACTGTTGAACAATATGAATTGACGCGACAATTCGGTGTTGTCTGGTTGTATTCTGAGGACGATAAAAACTGGTATGAGGAACAAAAGAACTTTCAGGATGACACTATAAAAATTGCTTACACATCAGATGGAATTATTGTGGCTATAGATAAAGACGTATCTACAATAAATCCAGAAGGTTTAAGCGTTGTTGAGGTTGCTGACATTACTGCAAATCGCCGTGCTGACATTTCGGGTAAATGGATGTTCAAAGATGGCGTAGTGATAAAGCGAACTTATACCGAGGAAGAACAGAGGCAGCAGGCAGAGAATGAAAAACAAAGCCTGTTGCAACTTGTCAGGGATAAAACTCAGCTATGGGACTCACAGCTACGGCTGGGTATCATTTCAGACGAGAATAAACAAAAATTAATCGAGTGGATGCTCTATGCGCAGAAAGTCGAATCTACAGACACCTCCAGCCTGCCAGTAACGTTTCCCGAACAACCAGAATGAGAGAAGGCCCGCTATCGGGCCTTAATTTTACTCTGGTTTTTGTGGCCATTCTGGCTTTGCCGTATCCACGCGGCTGACCAGAACGCTGTAGCGTTCCCAGGCTTCCAGTCGTGTACGTTCCTCATCTGTTGCCATATTCAGCCTGACAGCGCGCTCCAGTGGCTGAATAACGCTTTCCGCTTCGGAAAGTAACGCGGCCTTTTGTGATTCGGCCTGTTGTTGCTGTTCTTCTGCCGTATAAATCCGTTTAACCACAGCTCCGTCCTTAAACATCCACTTACCGGAATCATCGGCCCGACGATTGGCTGTTATATCGGGGACTTCAACAACGCTAAAGCCTTCAGGATTAAGTGTGGAGGAATCTTTAGTGATGGCTACAATAATATTATTTTCATCGTAAACAATCTTTATTGTGTCTGGCTGAAAATTCTTTACCTCTTCATACCAGTTCTTCCCGTCTTCAGAGTAAAGCCAGATAACTCCGTGCTTCTTTGTTAACTCATACTGCTCCGGTGTTTTAGCATTACCAATTTTTATGTTCTTTAAGTGGATCATATTAAACGCTCGCTACATTATACCATGTGCCATTTATATACTTTTGAACGGGTCTGTAATAAACGCCAGCTATATTATCGGCAGAATTGGACCCTGTATCCTGAACATTTATACCAGACAATACATGACCTGAAGGGCACTGGAAGTTCCATGTTTGCCAGTTGTTCACACCATAATATTGCTGTGAGCCAAGCCGAACATCTTTCACATATCGGGAATCAATGTTACCCCAGTTGCTTGGTTGTATCTGACCGTTTACAGCAAATATCACCGAGTTATCTGTATTTCGCTGACTATAGAAATGCCAGCCTGAATCATCACCAAGCTCTGCAACAGTTGGTCTTGACGAATTTCCCCACAAGTTAAATGATGCATTACGGGCAGCGGTATTTGCACTTGAAAGTGTGAAGAACTTACTTTCCCCAGCCTGAATACCCTTTAATGATCTTGCTGAACCATTTATAAAGCGGAATACATGCACACCATTAGCATAAGCATCCAGCACCCCATCACCATTTTGTTTAAACCCGGTATCGTTATCTCCTAAAACTATTGAATTTCCACCCAGGGCATTAGCCGTTCCAATCCCCAGATTTCCGCTAAAAATGGCATTAATACCGAATATTGAGTGAGAACAATAAAACCCTCGCCCATTGTTAAAATCCAGAATGGCTTGTGCGTTCGTGCTTTCTGTCGCGGGATTAGTTGCTCCCCACTTATATGTTGTTTGACCGACGGTATAATCCTGAGTTGGAACAATAACCGTTAGCCCTTCTTCAGCAGAAACCCGCACAGGAAAAGCCCTGCCTTCAACGTAAAAAACGCTGCATACATCATCTTCTTTAAGGCTTGTTACAATGGAATGGATTGCGCGCTCATTAGTCTGATATGTCGAAAAATAACCTGCCGCATATGAACCACGATCAGTCCAGCCACTAGGCATTACCATTCCATTGAATTCGCAGTTATTCATTTCGTAATTACCACCGGCAGATGTGGTCGTTATAATCACTCTGGAAGCCAGCTCGCCAGTGCTGCCTGTGGAACGCTGGAAAATAACTGGATACCACTTTCCACCAACAGCATTAGACGGCGCGTTAAATACGTACTGCCGCATTCCTTTTTTCTTATCCACCTCGCCTTTGCTGTAAACATTAATGTTACTCAGGAAGCGATCTTTATCAGGAATATCTGCGCCGTTCTGGTTTTTCTGTAATGCTCCTGCGGCTAATTCTACGGTTTGCTCAAGATTTAAATCTTCCGCCGTTAGCTCAATGTTTTTAGAACCATCAAACGAGACGCCATTGATAGTACATGCTGTCTGCAACTTGGTCGCTGTAGCCGCATTACCAGAGGTGTCCTGATTCCCTTTGGCATTGACGCCGGGAATTGAATCTTTTGACGTATAGACCTGCGCCCATTCAGACCAGTTGGCAGAATCAGTATCCCGCCGCGAACGGATATGTACGGGCGCATGGGCACCGCTCGTGCCACTCCAGCCAATGAATAACTCACCTTCGCCAGCAGCGGTGGCACCTTTAAGGTGAAGCACATTGCCATAGGGGGAAGGGTAGCCATTGTTGTATGCCTCATACAGCTGAATCCCGGATGTTCCCTGTGCATTCGCCTCCAGGGCCGTTACGCGACCGCGAGATACCAGAGTATTGATATTAATGTCAGCCGAACCATCGAATCTGACGCCATTAATGTTTATGGCTGTTTTTAATTTCGTCGCGGTGTCGGCGTTCCCTGTCAGCGCCCCGGTGATCCCGCCGTTGAAAGTCTGGCGTGCGCTCCATGTGTTAGCCGTGCTCAACAGGGGGATCTTTTCACCGCTGGTACCGAGTTCTCTTAAACCAAGGTTTAGGATTGAAATGATGACGCCGGAAACTTCTTATAAAGCGTGGAAACAGCCACATCATAGATGATTGCAACCTGCTTACGGGGGATGCCCTTCTCGAGCAATCGCCGCATTTGCTGCCATGTTTCTTCTTGGTATTTAGGCCGACGCCCACCTATACGACCTTCTGCGCGAGCTGCATCAAGTCCAGCGCGTGTACGTTCAACGATAAGCTCACGTTCCATTTCTGCCAGCGCCCCCATTACGTGAAAGAAAAAGCGCCCCATTGGTGTACTGGTGTCGATAGAGTCAGTGAGACTCCGGAAATTAATTCCTCTGTCACGCAGCTCTTCCACCAGCACAACCAAGTGACGCATGCTGCGCCCAAGACGATCTAACTTCCATACGACCAGGGTGTCACCTCTGGAAAGCATACGCAAAACCTTTTTTAGCCCAGGGCGTTCAGTCTTTTTGCCGCTCGCCTTATCCTCAAAAATTAGCTCACATCCTGCGCTTTCAAGGGCATTTCGTTGCAAAGCAGTGTTTTGTTCATTTGTTGATACGCGTACATAGCCGATCAGCATGATTTTTACTCTAATGCGTTGTTCTTATGAGTCTGCGAATTTTAAAGAACAAAGCGTTATGCACAGAAATAACAATCTGAATAGGTTCCTGCTTGATTTTTGTTAGATCCGGGAGGAGCTTATGCAGATTTTGATTTTTTTAATGTCCATTATTAGTGGAACCTATTTATTTCTTACTGGAGTTAGGCGTGGAGCTTATAAGCCATGTTTTTTACATTGGCTTGAAGCATGGCTGCTTGCCATAAAAGGTGGTTTTGTTGGTTTTTGTCTTGCAGAAGTTCAGTGGGGAAACTCATTTTTGGATGTGGTTGCTTTTTTGATATGTAGTTGGAATAGCCATTTTGTATTAAGAATAACCAAAATATGGGTTTTTCACTTGATTTACGAATGTATTGGCAAATTATGAACAACCAGATGAGAAGTTACTTTGCATACCATTACCTCCTGACAACGTAGGAGGGAACTTGTGCTTGACACACAGGAATTAGCTCCAGTTGCTATTGCGCTCCTGCTTTCAGTAATTGGTGGGATAGGCACGTTCCTGATGGATGTCCGAGACGGTCGCCAGTCTGGCAATTTGTTGGGATTGGTTACGGAGATCTTTGTTGCAGTGACAGCTGGCGCGGTGGCGTACCTATTGGGGCAACACGAGGGCTGGGAGTTATCAATTACGTACTTAATGGTAACGATAGCCAGCAATAACGGTCATGAGGTGATTTCAGGGATGAAACGAGTGAATATCGATAGCATTCTGAATGTTCTTACAAGTTTGGTGAAAAAGGGAGGCGGGAAATGATTGGCTGGGGTGTATGCGTTCTTGCGTTAGCCTTAGCCGATCGCTATTTGCTAAAACGCAAGGACATCACGCATTTAGAACTTGGTGATGTGGAAATTAAACCGGGTTTCATCCGGGTGCCGTTCAAATACCGGTCTAAATTCCCGTTTTTGCGCGGCGCAACGGTCAGATATTGGATCCGCGATGTTCAGAAGCCGACGACAGTGATTGAAGGCGAACAACGTTGTCTGACGTCGGCTGAACAGGGCGAAAACAGTGAATGGTTGTACATACCCACTGAATATATGGGTAAAGGAGAGCGACTGTGGCATTTCAACGTCATGGTTACGCATGGCGACTCGTTCATTAACCCGTTGTATCGGATTTTCCCTGTTACTCAGCAAATCCGCAGAAGTTACGTAATAAATCTCGCACAGGATGTGTCAGATGACGAAAAATAAGTATGCAACGGTCGATTTTGACCAGGTTAATGAAAAGGGGCTGAAATCCCTTATCGCGGCGATCAATAAAACCGGGGTTACGGTAATTGAGGTTGACTCCAGCAACCGCGCAACAACGAAAGATGGCGTTAAAGTTAAAACCGCAAAGCTGGTTCTTAACGACGGACAAATCCTTGCCATACAGGTAAACGATACTGGCGATATATCGTCTGTGAAACTGAATGGAAAAGCTATTCCTAACGCTCAGTCGCCGGATATCAAGACGCTTGGTACCGTCATGGGACAGGCGGCCCGCAAAAACTCCGCAAAATTCCAGAAATCACTGATCGCCAAAGCGAAGCGTGTAGCCAATCCGGTAGACAAGAAACCGGCAGTTAAATCCAACTTTCAGCGCCTGCAAGAAGCAAAACAGCGGAATGCTCAGGTGGTTGCCGCTTATAAGTCCGCGCAGAATTCGGTGTCTTTCAATCAACAGCAGATCACTGATTTGCGGGCGAAGCTGGATAAGGAGACAGGCCGACTCAATAACGAAAAGGCCCGAAATGGCGAACTCAAACGCCGTCTTAAGCAACTGAAAGCAGGAAATTAACATGGAACAGTTCAATATCAATAAAGGGGTGACGATCAAGCCTGGGCTTGACGTGCTTCCCCCGCCAGTGACTGATGATGAATATCGCGCATTAATGGCCGGTGAGGACCGCTATCTGATGACGGAATCCAACACCCTGGAGGAAATCGAGGCTACGTTCTTCTATGACACGCCGATCCACTGGTGTGCTACGGATTTACTGGAGGCGATTAGTTCTACTCGTTTGCAGTTACACCGGACCATGCAGGCATTTGTCCGGGCATTGAACCAGAAGCTGAATGGTACCGGAATCTCTGCGGGGAGTGATAAAACGGGGGATGTGGCCCAGAGCGGCGCGCGCGCGATCGGCGGCGCTGAAATTGGCCGGGCACGTAACGTTAACGGGCTGCCGGTCTTGCCAGCCATTATTCCGCTCAGTGATGGTCAGACTATCAGCATTCTGTTTCATAGCCCGACAGCGGAAAACCGGATCACCAATAGCGATACGCTGGTTGCTTTCCAGTTCTTACTGAATAAAAAAGACGTTACTCACACAGTTGCTCCGATGAGTGGACGTGATATGACGCTGGCGCAGGTCACCATGAAACTTGCCAACCTTGCAGAGAAAAACTCGGCAAAATTCCAGCGTGCGCAGAAGAAGAAAAAAGCCCTTGTTGATGAAATAACCCAACTACAGGCTGACAGTGACCAGAAAGAGGATGCCATGAGCGACCTCGTGGATCAGGTGGCAGCGGTAGAAGGGCAGAAGGCAGATCTGGAGCAGAAAATTAACGCTGTTGCATCGGAAGCGGATTCTCTTTATGAAGAGAATGAGCGTTTGCAGACGGAGATTGATCAGCTCAATCGCACTGGTGGGCGCGATACCATTGCTCCTGCGGGGATGACTGGTGGACACTCTCGCGCGATGATGGATCGCCTTGCCAGTATCAAAAATCGTATGCATATGAACGGGGAAGTGACGCTCAGTAATGGTGCATCAATGAAGCAATTCATTGAGGACGGCGAAGGGTATATCCAGTTAACCGATTCGGATGGCAGCGTGTACATGATCAAGGCTAAATCCATACAGGGTGTGGACATGGCAGATGCGATCGGCAAGCTGTTTAAAGCCTATAAAGCGGGTAATGTATCGGAATACCTGGTCCAACCAGAAGAACATAAACCGGAAAACGTCGAACCTGAACCAGCGGAGGATACCGGTAGCTCTTCGCCTGAACCAGAAGTCTCTGTAGGTGCATATCGATATGCCCTGCAAATGCGTCCGGCGGCCCCTGGCGCAATACCTGAAGGTAACAAAGCAATTCTGCCGCGCCCTGATGAAGGTGACCCGTATTATGAATATGCACGCTACGGCATTGCTACTTACGATACCCCGCTTTCTGATCAGCAAATGAGTGAGTACGACCTGAAGTTATTGCCTCGCGAGGATTCTTTCGACTTCCTGGCGAAGACACTTACTAATGGTCCGTTTGGCAAATATGCACAAAAAGCTCTGGAGCTGGCCACCAGCTCACCAGACGAGTTCCGCGTAATGCTGAAAACTCAGTTTCAAAAAACTTTCCCCAATATTGCGTTTCCGGGGGGCGCTGGCACCGAGAAAATGGTGCAGAGCATGATCAATGCATTGCAGGCCGAAGTCGGTGAGATTACTCAGCCAGAACCTGCCCCGGCACAGCCTGATGAAACGGTTAGCGAAGCAGATGCAGAGGCTAATAAAGCCATTGAATATCTCAATAACGTGATGGATATGCAAAGCACTGACATGGCGGAGATCCGTAACGCCCGGGGTAATGTCCGGGAAGCGATTGCAGCCCTTCAGGCTGCCGGGCGTTTTGAGGAAAACGAAGAGCTGGTTAATGGCGCTGCTCGCCACCTGGCTGATCTGCTGGTAGCAATCCAGAAAGCGGGGGTAGCGGCATGACACTATCAGCTATTGAGTTAATGGACCTCAGCGACAAGTTGGATTCTCTGATGTCCAAAGCTGCTACCGCGAGTGGCATGGAGTTGCTGGATATCAGCGATGAAATTGACCAGATCATGCAACAGATGGGGTACGGCGCGTCCGGCGGTGGTAGTGGCGAGGAAAAACAACCTTCGGAACATGATGGTGTGCCAAAACTGGTTGCTGATTTCCTGGCTGATAAATTCGTCGATCAGAGCACAGATGCATTTATCGGTACCTTGCAGGACTTGAGTCAATATGTTGGCACATACATCGACCTGGACCAGGTTAAACAGCACACGGCGGCATGGATAGCCGCCAACATTGAAGAGGCAGCATAAGGCGTAACAGGGATGAGCTTAAGCGATCAGGTGGTAATTGCCACCAGCATAGAAACGCTGATCGAGCTGCTTAAGAACCTGCCCGATTATGGGCGGGTTTCGTATGTGGTGACAGCGAAGGGAGACGAGGTAAAAACAGCGTTTGATATCGTCGATGCCTCAGCTCTTTTGGTATCCAATACTCTGGATGGGAAAATTAATCCTGACTATCCCCAGGAACTTCAGCCGCGCGACCGGACCCGCGCATCCAGCCTTCTTCAGGTTAACCAGATATCCAAAGATTTGCGGCCTGCTCAGCTTACCGATTCCGGTTTATCCAGCCATGGCGCGCCGATAATTGGTGAGGACAATGCCGTTGAGTCAGGTAATGGACGGACCATGGGAATCATTAAAGCCTATCAGGACGGCAATGCGGATCGGTATCGTGAGTACCTGATTGAACATGCGACCGAATTCGGCATACGACCTGAAAAGGTTGAATCAATGACGGCTCCTGTACTGGTGCGCCGCCGGTTAACTAAGGTTGACCGCGTTCAGTTTGCCAAGGACTCAAATATTTCTGATCTTCAGGAAATGGCAGCCAGTGAAAAGGCTTTTGTTGATGCCGACAGCATAACACCGGCGATGATGGCGCTGTTTAATCCGTCAGAAAGCGGAGATCTGCTTAGCCGCAGTAATGACGCGTTTATTCGCGGATTCATGACGCAAGTTGGTGCCACACAGGCTGCTGGCCTTGTAACGGAAGATGGGCGACCAACGCGGCAACTTGTTGACCGTATACAAAACGCGATCTTTGCCAAGGCATATAAGGATGCGCGCCTGGTAAGGATGGTTGCAGAAGAACCTGATCCGGATATGCGTAATGTTCTGACGGCGCTTAATGCGGCAGCCAATGATTTTGTCCAGATGCAGGCTTTATCAGGAGAAGCGCACAAGCAGGCTGTGACAACTATTGTTGATGGCATTGAGACAGCGGATAGCCTCGATAAAAAGGCGCTGGCGGCATTGAAAGATGCGGTAGACCTGGTAAGGCAATCGAAGGAGTCAGGCCAGCATATTACCGATGTTATTGCTCAGGGGGATATGTTCAGCGAAACGGCCCCGGAAGTGAAAGCACTCGCGTTGTTCATCGTCGCGAATAACCGTAGCGCGAAGCGTATGGCCACCGCCTTTAAGTTGATGGCGCAACGTATCAATGATGAGTTACAGCACCAGGGCCAGGCGCTCGGGGATATGTTTGGCGGCGGCGATGTGTCGTTACAGGATATCCTTCGCCAAGTATCTCAGGAACTGGAAAACGAAGGTATGCAAGGGATATCTGGCGGTCTTTTCGAGTCAGCTTCTGGCGGTAGTTACAACGGTGTTGCTCCATATACCAGCTTGCTATTACATCGGGCATCCGGCATCAAAGACATTATTCATCTGATCAGGCTGCTTTCCCGTACAGATCCCCAGGATGAACAGCTTGTTCAAGTGCTTGCGCATTTTGTTCGAATGCCTGTTGCCGACGTGAAAAATGGTGCCGATTATTCGGTATCAGCAATTCGTTACTTCGCGGCTTGTTAAATCACGCATCCTCCCTTGGGCGCGATGGCTTTGACGAGATAGCGCAGGCGATAAAAAACGGAGATATGCCACCAGCTATTGACTGGTTTTCCATTCGCCCAACCAGGGTGAAAGCATTCCTTAGCGCGGCGCATTCGGCATCACCATTGGCAGAAATGGTTCAGAGGTTGTCGCTCATATTCACAGACCATACCGCGTTGGGTGATCTGACTCTGGACGAGATGAAAGAAGCCTCCATTCAGTGGGCCGATCAACAAAATGAGGTTAACTCTGACTTCTTGCCAGCATTCAGGAAGGCCGTTAGTAAAGCGGATGATGCCCGTGGAATTCTGAAGGCATTTAAGGCGCAAAGTCGGGTTAATAAACATGTCGGTGATATCGATGGGGTAACGGCGGAAGGCAGGGATATCCTTAAAGAGCACGGCATAACGCCAGAGTTTATTGATGAGATCAGGACGGATATGCAGCGTGAGGTCGTATCGTCCCTGCAAATCGTAGCCAGAGCGTTGGCGGATGCTAATCCGAAGAGTGCGGCCATTGTTAACCGGGTTATTGGTGATATTGAAGCATCGGAGGGCATGGGGGCGCTGAAACTCTTCCTTTCGCGAGCGTTTAATCCTAACGGCAATATTCTCCCTGGCATTATTGGTGAGGCTAAAAGGTATGTCAGTGAAGAAGAACTTGAGCAGCTTGACCAACTACTTAAGCGATTCTCATATAACCCGCAGACACGCTGGCAAATGAATCAGCGAAGTATGGGTTCGGTCCACGAGAAAGTGTTATCTGCCATGAACAGTGCGATCGCAAACTCATCCGTATCTGAAGAAAAAGCTCTTGAGTGGGCCGACTCTTTTATCACGGAAGAAGTGGAAGAAGCCCGCGCTGGACAGAATGGTGGGATAGACCTGCGCAAGGAACTTGCTGATATTTATCGCCTGACCGGCGGTAAAATTTCGACCTTATCAAAGGTGGTTCACCACCAGGGAAGGGCATATGCAAATCTTAATGGTGTTGTTGCTGTCAATTTGAACGATGAAACTGCAAGTGCACTGTGGCACGAGCTGGGTCATCATCTTGAGTACAGTAACCCTGGTTTGTTAGAGAAAGCCCGGTCATTCCTGAAGGCCAATGTTGAAGGGGATAAACCATCTTTCGTTAATATCGGTGGGCGTGGCAAGCCTGAATGGTGCTTCAGATCTCGATTGAGTAATATTTATATGGCGAAGGTATACCCACCAGCCTCAGTAAGTAACACCGGGAAAATTCGGCAGAAATCACCGACTATTTCCAAAACGTCAGCAACGGAAGTATTCTCTATGGCTCTTCAGTTGTATCATGACAAAGAGGCCGCTGCCGCATCACTGATGAATGGTGACGGATTGCTGGAACTGTTATTAGGTGTGGCAAAGGAGCTAAATAATGCAGATTAAAATCGCAGCGCCATTAGGTGGAGATGCCATTATCGAATTTGATGATAACGAAGAAGTTTCCGGGCGTTTAAGCATTATCTCCGGTGACATTACCGAGGACATGATCGCTGAAGCCATAGCTGGGGCAAATCCCAATAGCTATATGGGATTCGTTAACACCCTTGATGCTCCCGCAAGTGATGTTCTCCGAACGCTGCATCTTTACGCTGGCTGGTTTGTTGATTGGCCAGCAGTAGATGGTGGCGATGAGGACGACGACGATGACTTGGGTGATCATGTGGATCAGTTTGTATATTAGATACTAACAGATCGTCTATGTGGCTAGAATCGTTCGAGTTTAGCGATTAACGGAAGTTCTGGTCGATTATGATTAGTGCATATTCATGCACAGGCACACAAAATCTGGAGATATTGATCAGCGTTTATGTATAGTTTGTAATATAAAAATCGCCTTGAACGGAGTTTGTGCGTTATGAGAATCAATCTTAACTCTGGAGTAAGATAGTGGACGCTTTGTCTGAGGTTTTCGTTAATAATTGGCTTCCTGGTATCTGCACATTTTTTTTAGGTATCTTTTATTCTAATATTTTTGAAAAAAGAAACTTAAACAGAAGTTAAAGAATGATATTCTTGAGATATTCATTCCTGTATTTAACGCCGGAAATGAAATCTCCATTGAAATTGCTGAGAATGCTTACAGGAATATGAATGGTACATTTCAGTTGTACAAGAGAATATATCCAGGTATGTTCAACAAAGAAGCAGAGCGTGAGCTAGACCGACTACTAAAAGACGGTTTCCTCATAAATGGAGAGGTTAATAAGCATTACTTTGAACCAACTAATATTGAGAGCCTGATTAAAAGATTATAACTCATTTACCACAGTTAAAACCCCGCTTCATTGCGGGGTTTGCATCATGCGCCAATAAAAGCTATTTATTCTGCGTCAAGTTGTAACATCTAATCCACTATTATATATCGTTATGTTTGGCATATAACAGATAATTAAATGAATTATATCCAGATCTAATTTTATGCGGTTCTGGAACCCGGCTACGTACTATATAATAGAAAAAGATCAGAGTCTATCAAAAATAGAGCCTTTTCTCGGTACAAATATTTTCTCATACAGTCTAGTAGCGTAATCATCTGTCATGCCTGAAACATAGTCGCAAATGACGCGCATTTTTTTATCATCACCTTTTGCTTCCTCTTGATTATATTTCTTTCGGGTTTCTGTCGGGAGAAAACGTATTGGGTCATTTGCCAGTACATTGAATAGTTCCACAATCAGTTTCTGACCTTTGAACTCTAATAGTTGGACGTTTTCGTGCTGAATAACTTTGTTCTTAACCAGCTCAAAAATGGCTTTACGTAACTCTTCTACCGCGGCAGGAAGTGCCACTTTATAGCGTAAAATTTTACTTTTGAAATCAGAGTTCTGCACTTCAAGCTTAACGCTAGTGATCATCAGATGAACAAGTGTCCCTATGCACTCCTTGCGTAGATAACTTTCGCCGAACAGTTTTTCAGCTACATCATCGGCTTTTAGATTAAACGAATCGCATTGGCAAGCTGCAAATAAATGGGACTTGTCCTCGAAGTGCTCCTCCCACATTTTTTTGTCGATCATCTTCAGAGAAATTGCGTCTTCAAGATCATGGAGTGAGTAGGATATCTCATCAGCCAAGTCCATAATCGTTGTATCCAGTGCTTTATATATTGTTTTCTTGTGCTTATTCAACGCGGTAGTTTTTACCGTTTTGAATAACTTAACATCATCACTATCAAAAGGTTGGAGTGCGAATCTAACAGTGTTCTCCTCAGAGTCCAGGTAACATTTCGGGGGCTTAAATTCGGATGATTTAAACAACCACTCATTGCTTCTTGGCTGTAACTGGCTGTAAGCCCTCTCATTGACGACCTCTGAATAGCTTGCTGGATATTTCAGTACGCCTAAAATAAGTCTACGGGTGGGATCCAGCCCATTGGTTTCGGTGTACTTATCCAGTTTGGAGAGTATACGCAGTGTCTGCCCGTTACCTTCAAAGCCGCCATAGGATCTCATGCAGTAGTTTAGTGCGACCTCACCACCATGACCGAAGGGGGGATGTCCTATATCATGAGCAAGGCAGATAGCCTGCATCAGGCTTGGGTCAGGTAAGAATTTACCCCCCTCATCTGTATCGTGCTTAGACAACTGAGACAAGATACCGCCGCCAATTTGCGCTACTTCCATAGAGTGAGTTAACCGCGTACGGTAGAAATCGCTTTCGCCCAATCCCAACACCTGCGTCTTCGATTGTAATCTCCTAAAAGCGGAAGAGTGGATTAACCGGGAAAGATCACGTTCATACTCCGACCTTATCTCATTCGGGCGGGTTGTATTGTACCCTTGACGCTCATACCAAGTATTTTCTTTGCAGTGTGTCATACGTGTTCCTTTGGGCAGGATAGAGCAAGTCGCCTGCTTAATTGCTGAAGAAAGAAATACAAATTTGTAACGCTGTGGATCTTCTTTATGCATCCACAATCAGTAAATATTGGATACTTGCAAGGTGCGCGAAACACTAAAGATTGTCAATTAATAATTAACACCTCTTATAGTTACTAGAAATAAAAATCCCCTGTATTAACAGGGGCCTGATAGATAATTAATTACATAAACGTCTTAGGTAAATCCTAAAACGGAATATCGTCGTCAAAGTCCATTGGAGGTTCGTTATTGGCGTTGCTCTGAGGTTTACCGCCACCACTGTATTGCTGGTGGTTTTGAGGTTGGTTTGATTGCCCCCAGCCATTTGAGGACTGTGAATCGTCACGGCGAGCGCCGATCATTTGCATGGTGCCGCCCTGGCTGACGATAATTTCCGTCGTGTAACGTTCTACACCGGCGTCATCTGTCCACTTACGGGTTTTAAGTTTCCCTTCGATGTATACCTGAGAACCTTTTCGTAAATACTCACTCGCAATTTCAGCAAGTTTTCCGAACAAGACGACTTTATGCCATTCTGTTTGCTCTTTCTGTTGGCCCGTTTGCTTGTCGCGCCATGATTCATTCGTTGCGATGCTGAGTCTTCCGACCGCGCCGCCATTTGGTATATACCTGATCTCCGGGTCTTGCCCCAGGGTACCAATCAGGATGACTTTGTTTACACCGCGTTGTGCCACTTATCTTACCTAATAAAATAAATCAATTAGAGCAATAATGTATATCTTTGAAACATAGCTAACAAGTGATTTGCATTATCCTGTGCCTTCTAAAGGGATCGAGTCAGTCGGTATTGGCTGTGAATGGGTGTTTGTCCTGGAGCGTAAAAAATTCGCTTATGAGGTCTTTATGAAGGGAAAAACAGCCGCAGGAGGCGGTGCAATTTGCGCTATCGCGGTGATGATTACCATCGTGATGGGAAATGGCAATGTGCGAACCAACCAGGCGGGGCTTGAGCTTATCGGAAACGCTGAAGGTTGCCGACGTGATCCATACAAGTGCCCGGCGGGTGTATGGACTGACGGGATTGGTAATACACACGGGGTAACGCCTGGCGTGCGAAAAACCGACCAGCAAATCGCCGCTGATTGGGAAAAGAATATCCTGATCGCTGAACGCTGTATTAACCAGCACTTCCGGGGCAAAGACATGCCCGATAATGCCTTCAGCGCAATGACAAGCGCGGCATTCAATATGGGATGCAATAGTTTACGGACCTACTACAGCAAAGCGCGAGGCATGCGAGTCGAAACGTCCATCCACAAGTGGGCGCAGAAAGGGGAATGGGTGAATATGTGTAACCATCTCCCTGATTTCGTGAACAGTAACGGCGTCCCCCTGCCCGGGTTAAAGATTCGCCGTGAAGAAGAACGCCAGCTTTGCCTGACGGGGCTTGTCAATGAATAAACTCCGGCAGCTCCGCCGACTTTCGACAATGAAGTTATCGCTGGCGGCGATAGTTTTTGACTCGATTTTCATGGCGGTATATGTGCTCAATGAGACGTGGCCACTGGAACCGCTATTGTATGCCGGGCTTCGGCTGTGCCTGACTTTTTTGAGCATGGCTGCAAGATTGATGCAGCAGAAAGAAACCGCTTCAGATTGTCCACGCCGCGCGGTGCGCAAATATATGGCACGCAGGCGAAGGCGATAATAGTTAACGAGAACCCCGGCAGCCGCCGGGGTTATTTTTGGTGGTTATTTAAACGGGTTGATTGAATTATTAAACGTGATGATGCTTGTCTCACGCGGTGCCTGGACGTTAGCCGCTTGCGGAACCTCCTTAATTTTCTTGGTGACAGGCAAGTTGCGTGCGCCAACTTTGATCAGAGATTCGAAAAGCGTGGCTACGATTTTTGCATCACCAGGTTTTTTGAGGCGGAATGCGTCTTTTTGGGCGGCGGAGACGAAAATCGGGAGGTTATCCAGTTCGTCTTGCATCGCTGCCAGCACATCGTCGCGGATACCCGCTGTTTTCTCCAACAAAGCGATTCGCGCTTCAGCATCAGCGATCTTGGCCATTGCTTCAAGGTGGCGGCCCTGGCTTTCGAGTAGTGCGGTTTCCAGTTCAGCCGTACGCTCTGTCGCCTCCACCATCATTTCCAGTTCAGCCATTTTACTGTAATGAGATATAACGGCCTGCACTGACTCGTCAGAGTATCCATGCGCAGCCAGGGACTCTGCCAGTAGAGATTTAGAATCCGCGCTTTCAAACATTCCGGCGCTGGCAGGATGATCCAGACTGATATAGTTCGGCGTCGTCACATAATCCACACCATGGAAGCTGGTGGTTACAGCGATTTTCCCGGACTCGCGCCCGCCAGTGGCCCAGCTCCAGCCACCAGCACGGCTTTCGATCATCGCGGCGACAATTTTACCCGGCTCTGTGTTAAGAATTTCCTGTGTATGGGTAACGATGCCGTTGTCGTCAACGGATATAGCCACTGTGCGGCAAGCTGGAACATTGTCGATAACGACCGGGCGACCTTCCACCATGATCACGCTGGTTTCAGGCACCTCCAGTTTACCGGTTAGCTGGCGGCGACCGTGACCGTAATAGCCGAAAAGCTCTCCAAGGCGTAAACCTTCCTGAGTTTCCTTGCTTTCAAGCATGGTCTTGACCGCGCTTAATACATACTGTCGCCCGTTCTGGCGACCTTTTCGAGCATTGCTATAGAGACAAAAGCGGTCAGTGACCGTTTTCAAAACATCAGTCATTATCGTTTCCCTCTTTAAAGACCGATTCAAGGATTTGCGCCAGTTCCTGTGGCGGTGTTTTGATGATGGAATCCATCAGGTGATCGTCGTCCTCGCTTTTCGCTTTCAGTTCGTTAACTAGTGCTTCAGAGATTTTTTCGTCAATCTCCAGCACATCGCTGAACAGGTAACGTTTGAATGCATCGGAATTGGCGAGGACGCTGTTATTGCTGACGGCATCGAGGATTTGCGTAACGATGGTGGCGTAGTTCGCCTGCGAGTCGCGGTTATCGTTGTGCTCTTGTTGCAGAGCGGTATTAACGGAGTGGAATTCGATTTTGTACGGGCGATCACCTTCCGGGTATACCTTGCCGTACTTGAAAGCAAGATGAATATCGATAGCCCGCTGAATGAACTCTTCTACGCCCTGCTGGATCCATGAGGCGCGCATGGCGGCCTGAATTGCCGTGCGCAGGAATCCACCTTCACCAAGCCCGCCGGACATTTGATCTGCCCACCCCAGGAGGGTGTAATCGAGGCCAAGTGCTGCCGCCAGTTGGCGCATATAGGTGAGAATGTCTTCAATGCCGTTGATGTCAGCCTGGATGGTCTGGGTATCAATAGTCATCTGTCCCTTGCCGTCGCCCATAATAGGCAGCAGGGTATTGGTCACCGTAGGCATGTTATTCGCGCCGCGTGCGCGCTTTTCCATCAGGTCAGCTGCTCGTTTAAGCGTCTGAGTAATGGTGCGTGAATAATCGGCTGCTTTTACCGGATCCAGACTATTCATCGCCAGACCGATGATTCGGTCAATTTTCGACGCATTAAAACGCGTTGCCTTCAGCGAGCGGATCGCCGAACGCAGATTCATGTACGGCTCGTAGGCGTATTCGAGCAAGCTGGTCCCGTAATTCTGGGTTTCAATCGGCGTGCGCTCTTCCGGATTATCCAGCAAGCTGTAAGCCTTATGGCCAGTGTGCACAGGCATAAGGTTTGACTTAGGCCGCCAGTAGGGGATTTTCATAGGGATAATGGTCCACGGATCGGCGAAAACCATTTTCCCTGACGCGTCCTTCAGATAATCGCCGCTAAATCCCGCCAGGTTGCCGCTGACCTCGAACTCCTTGATGAAGCTCGGAAGGGTGTAATAGGAGCACTCAAAAGACGTGATCCCTATTCCTTCTTTGGCGTATGGCCTGACATAAGCCACCCCAAATACAGACATGATAAATGCCCACCCTGCGACCTCTTTGTTGATGGTTCGCCCGATGTCGTTCATCAGCTCGTCACACAACGCCTGCGCGGCGTCATAGTCACTATCGTTTCCGTTGTGTACCGGCACGATAGAGAAGGTTTGTCCGGTCTTCTTATCGAAAGAGAGTGCGTGCGTAATATGGATGTTCAGCGCGGTGGCGATCGTGCTGTAAACCGCCATCTCTTCGAGTAGCGGATAGCGTTGCAAGCGATCTTCCGGCAGTTGAACTTCATCAAAGATAAAGCGACTTCCGTCCACCAGCCCATCGCCAGCCATGCCACTATCGCCCGGTTGGCCGCCTAAGAAGCCGGACAGTTGTACCGGTGCCCCTGCGCGAGAAAACAAATACCCACTTCCGCCGTGCACAGCCAGCGCGGACAGGAGGATGTTGTCCCGTTCTCCGTTGTCTTTAAAAACCCCCGCCAGCGCCTTCCTGACCGAGGATAGCGTGATTTTATTGTCTGCCAAGATTGCACCTTAATTAGAATAATTCACATCGTGTTTGAACGGAATTTAACACTAGTCACTTGTTAAGGATTACCAATGAACAAGCTATCTATGGGGGTGTTTCGCTGTTCAAGTGTCAGCGAAATATTTAAATACATTAGGGCAATAACATCTCACCGAGCGCCGATTAAATATGGCGTGGAAAAGGTGGAAGGCAAAAGCTATGACCGACTGCGCCGGGAGGCGAATCAGAAGGCGATAGATTTGCTTAATTCGCTGGTGGACGGCGCGACACTGACAGATGAACAGCGCCAGATCCTGGCTGGGTACACCGGTGAAGGCGGCATTGGCGGGTCCGTCTCCGAATATTACACACCAAAGCCGATCGCTGAAGGTGTCTGGGAGATCATGAAGCTCTACGGCGCGGACGTAGGTAACACTCTGGAACCATCGGCGGGAACCGGCGTTTTTAATGAGACAAAACCGGTTGGTACGGTGATGACCGCGACTGAGATCAGCAGTGTTTCCGGTCGTATAAACCAGTTGTTACACCCGGAAGACAGCGTACAGATTTCCCCGTTCGAACAGCTGGCTGTAAGCACGCCTAACGATTCATTCGACCATGTTGTGGGTAACGTTCCGTTCGGCGGTCGTGATAACACACGCAACATCGATAAGCCTTACGCAGAAGAAACGGACATGGGTTCTTACTTCATGCTCCGCATGCTGGACAAGATAAAGCCAGGCGGATTCATGTGCGTGATTGTGCCGCCGTCCATTGTTTCAGGTTCAAACATGAAGCGGTTACGCCTGCGCCTATCACGGAAAGCTGAATTTCTTGGTGCCCACCGCTTGCCTACCGGTACTTTTGACGCAAACGGGACCAGTACGGTCGTAGACGTGGTGCTGATGCGCAAACATCCGGCAGAGATGGCTGAGAAAATCCCCCTGGTGGATGAAAGCACTCTTGAATCGGCAAATGTGCTTTGGCCAACGTTTATTTCTGGCAAGTGGTTTGAAAAGGACGGCCGCCGGTTTGTTCATGGCACTCAGGAGAAGGGATTCCAGGGGCGTATTGAGGTTCGTGCCGACGGGCAGATTGATAACCAGGCTCTTAAAGCGAAGCTGATTCATCGTTTCGAAAGTCGTATCGACTGGTCTTTGCTCGATATGGCTGAACCGTCACCGACCGCAGATGTTGTTGATGAAGGGGAAATGCGCCTGATTAATGGCGTATGGCAAAAATATGCTGGTGGTCGCTGGATTGAAGCTGATGCCGGGAAGGAGCTGAAGATTGAGGTTGCCAGTTATGGCGCGGATAGCTGGGAGGCTCTTCAGCGTAACCTGACTACAACAGAAGGCCGTCTCGGTATGACATTTACCCAGATGGCAAATGTCCGCGATAAGTACACCACATCAATCAGCGACGATATGGTGCAGCTGGTGGACTGGATTAACAGCCAGCCTGAAAAATACCGTGAACGCTTGTATCGTGGGGCGATGATTGGCCGGATGTTAATTGAATATCAGGACATGAAGGCCGCCGGGCATAGTGCTGAACAAATCGAACAGCAGCGCCTTTCTCTGGTATCCCGTTTGCAGGCAGAGATTGACCGTTTTGGTAACCCCGGTCGCGGTCCGATAGCGAAATTATCGGGGAGCGGTGCGCGCGCCTGGTTTGCTTTCCGTGGTGCAATTAAGCTGGATGGCACTATTTCTGACGAGCTGACAGGAAAACTGGTTACGCATGATTCCAGCGCCAGTTATGACTCCACCAGCTATCAGGACACCCTGCGTTATCTCTACAGTGATCTCACTCGCGATCCAATCCAGCTCGATGATTTCCGCCTTGCGTTTACCGGCGAACTGCCAGCCAGTGATGGCGAGTTGCTTAATTTATTGGCCAGCACCCCTGGCATTGCGGTTTCACCGTATGGCGGGATTGTTCCGTTCGCCCGCGCCACCAGCGGCGACATTAACGAGATAGTGGCTCCAAAACAGGAATTCCTCGCCACGCTCCCCGACGGTCCAGTAAAGAACAACGTCCTTAATCAGCTGGCAGCGATCGAAGAGAAGCGCATCAAGACGCCAGCAGAGAATATCCGGTTTAAGCTCAATAGCCGTTGGTTCGACCGTTCCGTGATTCTGGAATTTTTGCAGGAAAACGGCTATCCGGATCTGCGCTATGTGCAGTCAGTGCAGCTGGAAGGCGACGAAATGGTTTCTGACACCTATCACGGTGGTGATGGTCTGTTCGTCGGGCACCGATACGGTGTCGTCCAGCGCAAGGATAAAGAAACAGGCGAGATCCGCTACGAGTGGGACCGTAAATCAGGTGAAAACGCGACCGGGTTCCCGGCACAGCTGGAAAAGTATCTCAATGGTGCGCGTATCGGTGGCAAAGATAGCGCGACGGCGAACGGCTACCGCGAGCAGATGGCACTGCTTGAGGACCAGTTCAATAAGTGGATCAAGACGCACGATCGCTACGATGAGCTGGTTGCCAAATACAACGATGTTTTCAATAGCAATATCCCGTATGAACACTCTGGCGATCCGCTTGGGTTGAAGGGATTAAGTGGTAAGCGCCAGCCATTTGATTACCAGAATAGCGAGGTGCGCCGACTGTCCGAAGATGGGCGCGGCATCCTGGGCTTCGGTACCGGGCTGGGTAAAACCACGACCGCGCTGGCGCTTGAGGCGTTCAACTATGAGAATGGCCGATCAACCAGAACTTTGTATGTAGTACCTAAATCAGTGCTGGAAAACTGGTATTACGAGGCAAAAGAGTTCCTGAGTGAAGAGGCATTCAGTAACTACCTGTTTGTCGGTCTTGATGTGCTGATGGATGGCGATCAGATTCGCCAGGTGCCGGTGCTCGATGAGAACGGTAAACCTGTCGTTGGTGCAGATGGCACTCCCGTTATGCGCGATGCCCTTAAGCTGGCTGATGAAGCCACTATCACGGCGCGGATAAACGCTATCCCGCACTCAAATTACCGTGCTGTAGTGCTCACCAAAGAACAATACTTCCGCCTTCCTCTACGCGATGAAACCGTAGATGAGCATGCTCAAGATATGCTTTTGGACTTTGTTGCCGTCGGGCGTGTAGCCAGCGCAATGGACTCCGACTCCCACCGCAAAGAGGCCGCGCGTCGCCGTATCTTGTCGGAGTATTCAGATACCGGCACCGAAAAATCAGAGAAGTATCCGTACTTTGAGGATATGGGCTTCGATAGCGTGATCGTTGACGAAGGCCACAACTACCGCAATAGCTATAAAAATGGTCGCGAAGCGTCACAGCTGGCCTATCTGCCCACCAGCGCGGTGGCGCAATCGGCGCGAGATATGGCAATCAAAAACGCATACCTGATGAAAAAGAATGGCGGGCGCGGACCGGTTCTCCTGACTGCAACGCCAGTCGTTAACACCCCGATCGATGCATACAACATGCTTTCTCATGTGCTGCCGAAGGAATACTGGCAGAAGATGGGGATCTACGGTCCTGATGACTTCGTTAAATTCTTCGGTAAGACCAGGCTGGAAACGGTACAGAAAATCAGCGGTGAAGTTGAAGAAAAAATGGCGCTGGTGGGCTTTGAAAACCTTGATGCGCTGCGCGGCATATTCCATCGCTGGACAACGCTTAAAACGGCGGAAGACGTTAAGGATACCGTGGAGATCCCGGAGCTGGACGAACACCAGCAGGATGCACCTCTTACTGAAGAACAACTGGCGGCGTATGAAGAATTGCGTCAGCAGGCGGAAGCGGCGGCCAAAGCCAACAATGGCGTAACGACCTCGGCCAATGAAGACGGCGTGATTGAGCACGAGAAAGCCCGTCCGATCTTCTCAATAATCAGGGATATGGACCGCGTATGTACTGACATGGACCTGTACTATCGCCGGATCACCTATCGTTTCCTGCCGGAGTACGCCGATGCGGTGCAGCAGCTGGCAGACAGTTTGCCTAAACAAGCCACCAGCGAAGACGACGACAGTGATGATTCAATCACGCAGCAATCGCAATACTCCCTGATAGATAAGGGCGAGTTTATTCAGTTGCAGGTTCCGGAAGCGTTCGAGCAGGAAGTGAATAAGCGCCTGGCCAAGTTTGGCATTGACGAACAGACCGTAACTCACCCCGTTACACCCAAATACGCGAAGCTGATCGCCACGCTGAAGGAGTTTTTCCCGGAAGGTAAGCAAATCATCTTCACGGACGAAAAAACGCAGCACCAGAAGCTCAAGCGCATTATCTGCAATGCTCTTAACCTTGAACCTTCAAAGGTGGGGATCCTGAATGCTCAGACGGTTGCCGAGGCAGGTAAAACCGGTAAGAAACTGAAAGCGGTTAAACCGCCGAAAGAGTTACCGGATGAACCAACAGATGCACAGATAGCGAAATACAACGAGCAAATGGCTCTGTATGACGCCTATATCGCGCAGCAAAATGAAATGTCGTTGGGCGGTCTGGAAAAGATTGCTGCCGACTTCCAGGAGGGCCGGACCCCGATCATCATCTGCAACAAAAAGGCAGAGGTGGGTATCAACCTGCATCGAGGAACGACTGACATCCATCATCTGACGTTGCCATGGACACCAGCCAGTATCGCACAGCGTAACGGTCGCGGTGCCCGAGTTGGCTCCAACCGTGCAAGCGTACGCGTTCACTACTACTGCGGCAAAGGTTCTTTCGATGAATACCGACTGAAGACGCTGAAGCGTAAAGCAGGCTGGATCTCCGATATCCTCCGTTCAGATAAGTCAGAAATGGAGAACGCCGACGCCAACGATATGATCGAAATGCAGATGTATACCGCTAAGGATGATGGCGAACGTCTGGCAATGATGCAGGTTCAAATGGATAAGGCGAAAGCCGCGCAACGCGCTCGCCAGAAAGAACAGGCTACTATCGACCTTCAGAACTACATCAAGGCGCAGCACGCAGCTGGCGAGGATGTGGAGGTACTTACCGCTGAATTAGAGCGAAGCAAAGCGGAACTTGAAAAGACCACCGCCGAGGTAGCTAAATTCAAACAGGCGGTAATGGCCAAAGCAGCTGATAACGCAGACTGGAAGGCCCGCTGGGGTAGCGTCCATCACACAGACCGTACGTTGTTAGCACAGTATCGCGCGTCGTTGAAAAGCGCCATTCAGCGCAAGGCTAATATCTCTCAAGCCATCTCCCGCTATGAGAAATTATTGAACCGTACTCAGAAGGCCGCGACGGATATTAAACGCCTGCGCCCGCTGGTGGAGGATGCAATAAATAAAGGCATTCTGGATGTTGATCCTGATCTGGTTAACCATGCGAATAAGTTCCTTGTTATCGGCGATCGCTCATGGCGTGTAGGCCAATACTACGATTGTGCCGGTGATATCGTTCGCATTAAGTCGCTGGACTTCGACAGCCAGCGCGCAGACGTGGAGATCATCTTTACCTTCAAAGGCACCAAATCGGGTAACTGGGATGTGAAGACGCTGGATAAACAGGTGGATGTAACTCCCGATGAAGATGCTGTTATGCAGAAAATCAGTGGTGGCGTCTCCATCGCCGGGATTAACGACATCATTTCCTGTGACGATTTCTACCGTTTCCAGCAGCGCGGCATGATCAAAATCACTGACTCATACGGCGTTCAGACTACAGAGTCAGGCTATAGCATTGATTTTGTTGGCACCTATACGGACCCACTGAAGCATGCGGTTTACCCGGATCGCCGTGACGGCGCGCTGAAGTCGTCAATTGCAAAATGGGTGCTTGGTATGATGTCGGAAGGGAATAACCGCCAGATCCGTTCGGCAGAAACATTCCTGGTTGAATTGTTTGGCTCCAATTATGGCGATGTAATCGCGTCATACGGAGATACGCTATCCCCTGAAGCAATTCAGGAGAAAATAGCGGATGCGATCGCCAGAATGCCGGAGAAAACAAGCCAGGGGGCTACTCGTAACGGTGATTCTGAACTTGAGGTCACCAATGCCATTTTCGGTACCCATGAGTTCCGGGCGTCAGATTATGAGATCACCACAGCACAGTTTGGCACCATTGGCATTTACAGCAATAAAGACGAGATCAAGCAGGCAATGGACGCAGCAAGCGCGCGCATCGCAGCAGAACGGGAAGCCAATCTGAATCATGCAGTCGCCGCGCTGACTCAATCGTGGGTAACAGCAATCAGGGAGGCCGCCACCACAGGGAAAATCACACCTGCAATTGCGGATGTCGTAAACGACGGCTCTAAATTTATGGATGCCTATAAAATGGATTCGGTGCAGTTGCCATCAGCCTATGGCCAACTCAGCTATCGCATGACCTACAACCTGGTATCAATGTTTTCCGACCTTGCCATCCTTGGGCTGGTGGATCTTAACGAGGTTACGCCGGAATTGCTCAGCATGCGCAAGAATCATGTGGAGATATTGCAGAGAATTAACACGGTTCTTGCCGGGCGCACCGATGAAGAGAAACAGGCCGACGCTGATCGGATAAACCTGGCCCTTGGCAACATCACGGAGGAAGAAATTGCCGCCAGAAACGAGAAACAAGAAGAGTTATCATCAATACAGGGTGAGGCCACCAGCATAGCTCAGTCTCTTGGTCTGAATTATCGCGTATCCACCGCCGACCTGAAGATGATGTACGCACCAAAATTCGCCGCTGGCGAGGTATTTGGGCTTCAGGAAGCCTCAGGCATGAAAGGAGTTCTTTTCCGTGCGAAAGACGCAATCAAGGCGAAATTCGGCGCTCGCTGGCTGCCAGCGAAGGCGAAGAACAGCGATTTCCCGGGTAACTGGTGGATTATCGAGACAAAACACAACGTGGCGGACGTTCTGGCCGTCATCCAACAATACGCATAACAGGAGCGCCCGGTTCGCCGGGCGTCGCATAATATGGCCACACTATCTGATACAATAAAACCGAATAAAACATATCTTGAGGCGGTACTGCGTACAGCGTTGTTAGGAAAGACAGAAGACGAATACGTTGATTTCTTCCTGTCAGGGCTACGCGGGCGATTACTGAAAAATCCCCGCCTGTACCGCAGCTATGGCCCATACTGGCCGGAAATTAAAAATTATTACTGGAGCGCGGTTATGGTAATTTCGGTCGTCTCGTTGACCGTGACGTTCGCAAAATTTACCGTTATGACCGCCCGGCGCTGACGCTCATAGCTGCGACGCTCTACAGCCAGGAGCGTTTTGATAATGGTCAGATATACTCAGCCTGGCATTTACTGCCAGTGCCTGAAGAGGTTGACGACCAGGACTATGAGTTTGAGTCTTACGATTTGGAAGTTGAAGCCTTGGCACAGGCTGGAGAGAAAACTTGAAGAAGCGATACTACACAGTAAAGCATGGGACGCTACGAGCATTGCAAGAGTTTGCTGATAAGCATAACGTTGAGGTGCGCAGGGAAGGGGGAAGTAAAGCTCTGCGCATGTACCGTCCTGACGGAAAATGGCGGACGGTCGTCGATTTCAAAACTAACAGTGTTCCCCAGGGCGTCCGCGACCGGGCATTCGAAGAATGGGAGCAGATCATCATAGATAACGCATTGCTTCTGAACGCTGATTAATAATCATTTAAAGCCCATATGATATGGGCTTAAACAACAGGATCGATATACAGTGTTAGTTAAATATATAGGCGAGAGTTATATGGAAAAACCTTGGCCGGGCATGCACATTAGAACATCTTGTCTGGAGGATGGTTTCTTTAGAGCAACGCAACCAAAGTATCTTAATGATCCGTCGAGTGAGTCGCGACTTCTTCCATTTTTTAATAAATTTTCACCAGCCGATTACGCATGGGCTAGAAATGAATTTAAGAAAATGCAACGAGATCCATCTTATGTCCCATCTATACAAGAGTTAGAGTATTATTTAAAACCTTGCGGGAAACGATACGGAGAGGATTTTCCACACTTGTTAATCAATG